CACGATTTTTAATCTGCTCCGTACCGTAGGCAACCTGAATATCCGTGAACGGGATACCGCCATTATCGGAGAACTGCACCGCCGTATAGGTGCGGTCAGATGTGCGTTCGTTAAAGTTCAGCACCCCATCCTTGCCGATGAACAGCGCCCCGAACTCCGCTTGCTCTACCTTACGCAGATACTCAAGCGTGTTCACGGGAAATGTACTGACACTCGCATTCGCTAGCGTTACTTCGCCGGGGTCGATAGCGCGCAGCGACGCAGGCCAGTTAACTTCCACAAGGTCTAGCACCCTGTCGATACGGTCACCGGAAGATTCCACGCTAGCCGTGAGAGAAAAGATTTCCGTGCGCGCAAGTTCAGCGTAACCGTCAGCAGCCTTAGCCACCGCGACACTATCCCCGGCTACGTTGTAATCGAAATCCCAATCCTCCACACGCCCCGTGAACGCTGCGCTCCCATTGACCGTGATAGCAAGGGGCACGCGAGGACGCACAGACGGGAAGTACGGAGAGCCCGTACCTAGAATCGAATACGTTAGGGACGATGAGGACGCGTCAGGCGTCCCCGTCCACGCAGCACTCGCGTTAACGATTCTGCCGTCAGCCACAGAACCATCAAAGTAGAAACCAGCAGACGCACTCTCAGCGACAACAGCATCCACCATGAACTGAGAATCAGCAGACAGCGACTTAAACGCGATCAGTCCCGTCGCTGCGCTCGCGCCCGTCGCGAGTGTGGAAGTGATGCGGGTCCAATCCGACGCCGTAGCAGTAACGCTAGTGGTGCCGTTCACCCCGTTAGTGCTGTCGCGCGTAAGCAGTTGTACGCCGACACCCGCAAAGATGTACGCGTACGCCGACACAACATACGTCGTGTTCGGGGCAAGCCCGGTGAGCGTGTAGTGGATGCCGTCACCCGTGGCTGTGGAGGTCACAGACGCCCCGTAATCCCCGAACATGGACCGTTCAGCCGACTGCACAAGCGACGCCCCTGCGACCGTGAGAGCCGTCGCTGACGCAGACCATCCCGCCACGCCAGTCTCAAACGACGGATTCACTACTAGGTTCGTGCGCGTCCCCGCCTGTAGTCCATTCGTCGGGTCAAAGTCGCGGTCATTATTCGACAGCACGACATTCGCTTGCCCCGCTTGGAACTGTTCCAACTGGAAAGACCTACCACGCCGCACCGTAACGGAACGCACATCGTTAGTAACATCCACGGCAACTTCCGACCCGCCACCCAACGTGTACAGCGGCGAATCCAACACGCCCTTCACCGTGTCATCTAACTGAAAGTCATTACCTAGCCCCGGCGTAGTCGTCGGGAACGAGATAAAAACCTTCGTGCTAGTTGTCATCCCGCCACCTTTATCGGGATAGGACCGTTACGGCGTTCGTACTGGCGCAACGAATCCACAACCTGACGCCCAATCTCCCCACCGTCAGCACCCATACCCGCGTTCACCTGAATGTTAATGACCGCGCCAGCGCCGCTCACGCCACGCGCACCCATAGACGGCACAGAACCTAGGTTGTGATTAGGAATAATGTTGCCGTTGCCGTAAGGCACGAACACTTCCGGTCCACGCTCGCCCACGAGGTACGCGGTGCGTGCCTGAACGGGTCCACCCATCGCGCGCCTAGGCATACTCCCGGCTGCCTCATACACCGTGCGAACCGTGAGCGTGATCGTGCGGTTCAGCGACGCCGCGAGAGCATCCATAAGTTTGCCAAGGTCACGCGCAATCTGCGGATACTTCCTGCGGAACCCGTCAAGCAACGCCTGCATAGCGTCCTGCCCTGCCTGCACCGTTCGGGGTGGCAATGATGCGGCAAGCGTGGCAATGATTCCTTCGATCTGCGCCGCAATTCGATCCATGCGAACAATCAGCGCCGCATTATCCGCTTCGATCTTTGCTTTCTCAGCCTCAAACGTGGAACGCGCCTTATCCAACGCCGCCTGACGTTGCGCTGCCAACTGATCCAACGCAGCCTTAGCATCCGCGACAGACTGAGCAAGCGCATCCTTTTGCGCCTGCAACGGAGCAACAATCGCTTCCTGCTGAGCGATCCCCGCAGCGAACCATTGCTGTTCAGCGTAAGCACCGAAATCTGCGATCTCTTGCCCCAACGCAGACTGAACCGCGTTAACCGCGCGCAGTTCCTCATCTGTGCCCTTAGCCAGTTGCGCAACCGCATCCCCCGCACCCGACACGCCAGCAGAAACAAAGTCCTGAACCAGCGCAGGATCAAGCCCACGCTGAATCAGGGACTTAATGTTCGCGGAGAACGACCGCAATTCGTTCAGTCTTTGCTCAAGAGCGGTACGGATGCTAGATGAATCGCCGCCCTCAGTAATTTCACGGTCTATCGTGACAAGGATTCCGTTAGCAAGCCTGCGCGCCTCACGCACCGTGCGCGTAGTTGGGGGCGGGAACGACAGGTTGTTAATGAAGTTGCGGGTGCTGTCGCCCAAACGGGTGAGGAACTGATCCCGTGCGTTAACGAGACTCAGCAGGGCGCTGTTCTCGCGTTCGTACTCAGCGGTAACCCCGCGTAGACGCTCTTCCAAAGCGGCAAGATTTGCCTTACCCGCCGCCTCCAACCCGTCGTACCGTGCGTTAATCGACTCAACTTGCTTTTGGTAATCCTCTTCCAGTTTCGTGATGCGCTCAAGGTTCGCCTGATACCTCTCACGCAACTGCACCGCTTCAGCGGTAAGTGTTTCCAACTGCCCCAACGTCGCGTTCATCTGATCACGGTTAGCGTTAGCAGCAGCAGCGCCGACAATCTTAGGATCAGTCAACACCCCGAACGCCTCAGTAACTACATCACGCAACTGCATGTAGCCGCTGATAACGCCGTCGATATCGGTATCGCTACCGAACATGCGAGCAACCTGCGACGACTGACCAAACGGCTTCGCGGTCAAGTCCTGCAATTCGGTAAGCGCCCCGGACACTTCCTCCATCTTCGCGACGATGTAATCGAACTGCTTACCCAAACGCTCAAGCGCCTTAACAGCCTGCTTGTTCTGCGCAATATACTTCGCGAGGTCTAGCCCTGCCTGTGCGTCACGCAAAGCAGAGGTAGCGTCAGTAACGTCACGGCGTGCCCGTGCTAGATCACGCTCTGCCCTAGCGATCTCGCGCGCGTTGCCTTCCTTGCGCGCTTCCTCTAGCCGCTTCTCGGCATCCACTACGGCATCGCGCGCGTCAGCGACAGCCCACGACGCATCCTGCAAAGCACGTTCCGCCTCACGCACCGATGGGATGTTGCCGAATACGTCAGCGATTGCGGACTGCACCGGACCCATCGCAGGGGCAAGCGCAGCATTAACAGCGCGCATAAGGTTCTGCACAAGTTGGCGCGCCACAGCATTAACCCGGCTTCCAGAACGCGCCACACCCACCGCGATACCAGCACCGATATCGTCGCCGAATCGTGCGAACAACTTAGACGGCGACGTAGATTCTGCTTTCGCCTTTGCAGCAGTATGCGCATTTTCGATTACGCGTTCGATAGCGGCAACGACAGTAGGGCTACTACTCAAAATACCGTTAGCGGTTCCCGAGCCGATAGACGTTCCTACTTGTTGTCCATTGTTAAATGCGGTTGGGCGTAGGGCAGTTGTGCCGCTCTTAATAATCGACGCCAGTTCCGGCTCAAGTGTTAGACCCAATTCTTCCTTAGCCGACTTGCTAGCGCCCTTAGCCAGTTCTGCCATTGTGTCAGCCGTCATCGGCGCACCCGCCTTGACAGACTTCTTAAACGCTTTTTCTATTTCCGTCTTAAAGTCCGTGTCTCCAACAGCCTTAGCCGCGCCACGCATAATGTCCGACACGCTCGCAGGCAGACCTTCCATTGCGCCTAGGAACGCTTCGATATCGGCAGGCTTGACGCCACTAGCGCGCAGGGCAGCAACGATCTTAATAAGTTCCCCGGTGAAGATCGCACGCTGTGTCGGCAGGTCATCCGATAGCGACGCGGCAGCAGCAGCAGAATCCTCAAACGCCTTAACAACTTCCCCACGGAAGTCACGCGCCTTCGGCGTCTGCCCCATCAGGTTCGTGCCGAATTCAACCGAAGCAGCACCGAGATTATCGATGGACGCAGCAGCGGTATCCACCGCAGCAATCTGTCCGGTGACGGAGATCCACTCGTTGTATTCCTGGCGCATGATGTCGATCTCTGTTGCTGTTTCACCAACAGCCGTTCCGAGATCCGTCATGGATGAGGTAAGACCCTGCGTTGGCGCTATCGCTTCACCAGCAGCGATAGCGGCTGACACAGTAGCGGAGGTCAGGCCAGTAGTAGCGTCTGCAACTTGACCTGTAACTTGGGCAGCGAGCGCCTTCGCGGTGTTGTAAGACTCGTACTGCGCTCGCGCCTGATTGACAGACTCGTTCTCCATCGCCAGCGTGCCGATAACATTACCTGCCGCCATACGCAACTTATCGTTACCAGCAGCCGCCTCGTTAACGCGCGTCGTCAACTGCTGCATAGCGTCGCCACCCTGCATCAAAGCCATGATGACTTCATCCAGCGTCAAACCTAGCGCCGCGAGATCGTCAACAAACTTTGTGTTCTCAGCGAAACCGTAGGCAAGTTCCTGCAAATCCTGCGCCAGTTGCAGAGCGACAGCCTCACCCATGACCGCGTTCTGTTCCTTCATCGCATCGGTAAGGCTATTAACCTTGTCCTCTGCTTCCTGCTGGGCACCGACAAACACTTCATAGGCGACAGACGCACCAATAATCGCAATACCTACCGGACCCAATGCCGCCATGAATCCACGGATAGCGCCCGTCATCGTGCGGAACGTGGCAACGAAACCAGCGCCAGCGGCACGCGCACCCGCAACTAAAGCGCCCATGCTAGTACGCGCAGCGATCATGGAAGTCTGAATCTGAATCTGAGTAGCCTTAGCGCCAGCAGCAATCTGCCTAAACGCTAAAGTGATCGACACACGCGCGGCAACGAACGCCTTCGACATGCTCGCCATAAGGACAAGGATTTTCCCGCCGACCCATAGGATCGGTCCCATAGCAGCGGCAACCGCACCAGCAGCAACCGTGATCTGCTGCAACGGCTTAGGCAAAGTAAGGAACGCGTCTGTCACAGACTTAACGAGATTCGCTAGCACCTGGAAAGTAGGTGCCAGATTCTCGCCAATAACTAGCGCAGCAGTTTCCAGAGAGCCCTTCAGTTGCTCAAGAGTCCCCGCAGTACCCTTCATGCGAGCATTAGCAAGTTCCTGTGCTGCACCCAACTGATTAGTGCCGTCGATATAGGTTTGCAGACCTGACGCGCCTTCAGTCATTAGAACAGTCGCGGCGCGTGTCGCATCGGCCCCGAAAATAGTCGTAAGCGCCTGCACCCTCTGCGCCTCTGACAGACCACCCAAACGATTTTGGAGAATCTGCGCGATCTCGGTGATGCTCTTAAATGATCCGTCAGCATTAGTGAAGTCGATACCCAATTGCCGCATAGAATCAGCGGCTTCCTGAGAAGTCGGCACAAGCCGCATGAGCATTGTCTTAAGCGACGTACCAGCATCCGAACCCTTAATACCAGCAGCATCGAACGCAGCAAGCGTCGCTACAGTTTCCTGCAACGACATCCCGGCATTGACAGCACCGGGACCAACCTGACGCAGAGCAGACGTAAGCGATTCGACAGATGCAGTAGACGCATTAGCGCCACCCGCGAGCGCATCGGCAATGCTGCTTGCCTGGTTCGCTTCCAGACCGAATGTAGCCATAGCGTTTGCTACGGTTACAGCGGCATCGGTCAGCGCCATGCCCTCTGTCGCCGCGAGTGCCATAGTCGCAGCAAGACCGCCACCGGAAATCTGCGCAGGCGTGAATCCCGACTTAGCCAAATCCACCATTGCGTTAGCGGCTTCGCCAGCAGAATAAACAGTATCCGCGCCCATTTTCATTGCGTAATCGCTAAGTGCCTGCACTTCAGCAGCAGCAGCACCCGAAACTACGCCAAGCGTATTCATGGATACTTCGAAATCTTTTTGCGTCTTAATAGCAATGACGCCTAGCGCAGCAAGCGGGGCAGTAATACCAAGCGTCATCTGCTTGCCAACATTCGAAACCGTGTTGCCAAGCATCACCATGCGCTGCGATAGCGCCTCTGTGGAATCTCCTGCTTGCGCGAAACTGCTGCGCAGCATCGCCATTTTCGCCTGAACATCACTAATGTCCGCTTCGAACTTAGCGACAACATTAGCGACAGCCACGACTACCTACCCTTTCGCGCTTTTTTCTGCGCCTGCTCTTGCTCCCACACGCGCAAATGTTCTAGCGCAATCCACTCCGTCAGTTCTAGCGAGGAGAGAGGACGATGACCCGGACCCCCAAATAGGAGTTCATCTACCGTCCTCCCCAACCTCTGCGCTAGTTCGTAGACGAATCTGCGTTCTGCGACTTGGAGGAATCTTTTCCCGCCGCGTCCTGCTCATCCTTGCCGATACCGGACAGCCTCAGTCCGACGTTCGCCAGACGCTCAACTGCCGCGCTTGACTTTGCCAGAATCGCAGGCTTATCCGCATCGGTAAACACGGGTTCATCCGACTCAGGATCGTAAGTGCAAGCCACAACAACATCCGGGTACACGATGCTCATGTTGACCTGCTGCGTTGTCTGATCGAACGCGTTCTGCATGAGTGTGATGCGATCACCCGCGCTCATACCGCGCACGAGAACATCCACACCCCACTCAGGAATCTTCACAACCTCAGTAGGAATATCCTGAGCGGCAAAAATCTTGTCCCGCAAACCTGCCATTACTTTTCCTTTCATTGGCCCACAAAGGGAACGTGGAAAGTTCTAAACCGGAATAGTTAGAACGTGGTGCCTGTAACGCCGCCCGTGACCTGCAACTCAAGCGAGTACGTCACAACATCACCCACGGGGCTAGAAACCTCATAGGAAGTGATGAGTGCCTCACCCGTGAACTTAGGCTGCGCGGAAGCGGAACCAGCGGGACCGTACTCAAACGAGAGGCTGGAAACCGAACCGGACTTAAGGTTCGCGATGTTGCCTGCGATCTGCGTATCGACCGTGGCATCGAACATGCCAGACAGGGAAATCGTGGCGTCGCCCAGACCCGTGATGTAGGTCTTGTCGTTCTGACCGAAAGCGGTAGTCTCCGCTGTCTCAATCTCGCGGGGCAGGCTGATCTCATTGAGCGTATCGCTGATATTAACGAGTGAACCAGCGGTTCCGTCAATGCGGAACTGAGCGTTCTTACCATGCTTGAAGGTGGGCATTTTCGTTATCTCCTTGCTGCCGAAACGTGATAGGTGATAGAGCCGGATGATCCGGCGAGGGAATGTGCTGCACGGAGATACTGATTAACCGTGCCCGTGCTAGTGATGCTCTCGCCCGTGGTGGACGACGCCGAAACAGCCGTAAACGTCACGAGGTCAACCCACGTTGCGTTGTCGGCAGAGTGCTGAACCTTAACCGTGGCGGCACCATCACGCGTGTTATCGGTAACGTGAAGGTTAAACAAGCCACCGCCTGACGTAGCAGCACCGTCGTTAATCCCAGAGAGTGACGCGGAAGTGCCCGTGTTAAGCAGGCCATTCAGCGCGAGCCCTGAGAACAAGCCGCCGTCTGCCTGAACCTCCGCAGAAATAGCGACAACATCCCCAACCGGGGACGAAACCTCGTATGAAGTCAACTGACCGTTAGCGATGATGGATCGTGACCCGGCTGTAGCGCCCTCAGGAAGCACCGTGAAAGTGTTATCTTCCTGACCGATAGCGCCGGACAGAACATCATTCGATGCGTTAGCGGTGCCGTCGAACAGTCCGCTAGTAGAGATCGTGCCGTCGCCTAGTCCGGTGATGTACGTCTTATCGTCGTCTGCGAACGTGGTTGTCTCCGCAGTTTCGATCTCTTGCGTCTGCGTCGCTTCGTTCAGGAACGGCGACATATCCGTGCCATTCAGCAGCACAACCGTGCGCTTACCGTGACGGAAAGTAGGCATTTACTTGCCTCCCTTGCTAGGAGACTGAGGCTCACGCGGCTTAATAGGCTCAACAGGCTTAGGCGCAGCATCGGCAACAACGGAAACATCTGCCTTTTCGATAACGCCCTGAGCAACAAGCCACGACACAGACTTAGGGGGAAGATCGTCCACGACAGTACCCGGCTCCACGCGCTTTCCTGCGTAGTCAATGCCGATGAGTACCCGGTACATTCCGCTCCCTAGGCGCGCGGCAACCCCGGCACCTAGGGACCACGCGAGTCACGTTAGGGCGGGGTCACTTTGGACACGTTGCTGACTTCATTCTATCGCAGGAAAAAGCCCCGGTTGCGAGTCGCGGAGGTCGCATAGCCGGGGCTCTTTCGCTTGTGGCATCTAGTAAAGATGCTCCGTGTGCCACGGGAGTGTGGCGAGTTCTGTGTAGGTTGCGGCGAGCGCGTCCGTGGGGATTGCGATTGCGTGCGGCGCGTCGGCGCTTGTGGCGCTCGCGGTCGTGTATTGCTCAACAGGCGAGTACTTATCGACGCGAACCTGCGTGAGCGTTACGGTAGCGCCCTTCGGGAGCGTCCAACCGTGGAACTTGACCGGGCGGGTAGTGGTAGTGGTGAACATGGGCGGTGGCCCCCTTCCCGGCTGCGCCTTGCAGCCTCACATAACCCCATCTAAGCAGCCTCACGCTGCGCTGTCAAGCCCCGAAATGGGGTGTCCCGGAATGTCCGATCCTGAAATTGCCCTGCGTTACCGCTTGACAATGCAGCCTGACCCTGCTTCACTTGCTCTAACGCCCCACAACGGGGCATAAGTAAGGGGGCAGCAATGCAGATCGAATGGGAAGAGCGGATCAGCGCCGACGACGACACCGTAGACGCGTTCCTCGCAGACGGAATGGACGCGCACAAGCCGTCAGACGGCGACTTCCAGACCGCTATCCAATGGCTTGCGCTCTACGGCGCTCAGGACCGCGAGGACGCGCAGCCGTTCGCTAACGTCATCGCCTATCTCATGGCGAAGTTGGATCAGCGTGAGCGCCGCGCAGCCATTAACGCGGCGAAGCGCGAGTACGCAGCAGCCCACGGCATCCCCGTTTCGCGAGTCAGGATCGCCCGATGAATCGGAAACTCACAGCCGAAATCCTGCATGGCGCGCGCATCGTAGATGCCAGCGGCGTCATGTGGGGTGACACCTACTGGAACCGCATTAACAACGGGCGTAAAGGCGGCAGCACAGACGGACGCGAGTGCATTTTCTGCGGTCGTAACGCTAGCCGTAATGGGAACTCAGATGGTGTGTACGTTTCCGGGGGCGGTGGCTTGATCGTCCACCCCGACGATTATGCGACCTACCCGCACAACGGCGGCGATATGGGATGGTTCCCGGTCGGCGCTGAGTGCATCAAGCGGGTGCCGGAAGAGTTCCGGCTAGACAACCCGTACGCGAACCGCGAACGGATGGTGTAACGAGTCGAAACCCCGTGATGGGGTCGCACGGGAATCGCCTCCCGTGCCTGACGAGACAGGCGAAAGGGGTAACAGAAATGAAGTTGACTAGGCGCGGCGAGACAGTCGCAGCGGTGGCGTTCCTCGTGCTGATCCTTGCGGGTATGGGGGTCGCGGGGTGGGTGGACGGACTCGCCTGAAACAGACATTACGGAATTAGGCAGTTTAGCCTTGACTATGCAGCGCGACCCTGCTTCACTAGGTGTATCAGCGCCCCACGGGGCACGACAGAGGGGAAAGACAATGGCAATAGTCAACTGGGCACAGACCGGGCTTGTGGGCATTACCCACGCAGGTTGGATGATTATGCCCTGCAAGCGTCCCGGCATGGACGGCAACTGGCATGTGTTCGATGCTGACGGGCTTTTCATCGGAGAGTACGACACCCGCGATCAGGCAGAGGCGGCTGCGCGATGATCTACACCGTCATTCACCGCGACACCTATCAGGTGATCTACCAGGGACCGCACAGCAACGTCGCATCCCGCAAGATGATGCAGGCAGGCGCGATGCCTGCCGGATGGGTCAAGGTCAAGGGCAACACGGCAGACGCTCGCGCCGCCCTCGCGCTTGACGCAGAGCGCACCGCCGCCATGAAGGGAGCGTGGTCCCGATGACCTACACAGTAGTCACAGAGCCGAACCCGTGGACGGGCGAAGGACAGCCGCCCACCATCTACGCCGTTCAGGTGAATATGTGGGGCGCGGGACCGTCCACGCTCCGCGACTTCCCCACAGAGGAAGCAGCGCGGGAGTTCATCGCCGCCGACAGCGCAGCGCCCGTGTGGGATGAGGACGGCTGCTGCAAGTGGTGCGGCATCGCGAAAAGTGACCTTGCCGTCTATCCCGCGTACTGGTTCGGCTGCAACCTGTGTGAGTCGAACATCGTTCGCGACGACGCCACCCCCGCGCCAGACAGCGAGTTCGAACCGCGCCACGACAGGGAGGACGCATGACCGCCACCATTAACCCGCTTGCGCTTGTTGGGGTCGATTGCCCGGACTGTCACGGCGTACGGTTCTGTGAGCCTGAGTGCATCTGCCCCGCCTGCTTCCCCGATAGGTTTATGACTAGCGTTGAGGACAGCATCCGGCAATGGGGCGAGTTCGCTCCCGCGCTCGCGCACATGAACGCAGAGGGCATCAAATGGGACTGGTCAACATCTGCTGCGAAGCCCACCGTTCATAGTGTCGAAGTCGCCACGAGTGATCGGACTCTTGTGGAAGTGTTCGTGCGTGGCGGGAAGTTCCATGCCGAATACTGCGAGTACGACAAGCATGACAACTTTTGGAATGTCACACACACCGCAAGTTTCATGCACCCGCATGAGATCACCGATTGGGTAAACAAGTTCCGTTAGGAGGAACCGTGTCAGGTTATTGGACGGCTACAGAGGTCGCGCGAGAATTGGGGCTAGCCCCGTCTACCGTGACCGCGTACCGGGCGCGCGGCAAGATGCCTGCCCCGGATGTGCAGTACGGGCGCACACCATTGTGGAAGCCCGAAACAATTAAGTCATGGCGTGAGGCATCGCCCCGCGTCAAGGCGTAAACGAGGAAGAGGGGCACGATGAAACTCACTCCGCAGCAATACGCGACGCTGCTTAAGCCGCTCGCGAAGCATCGCGTTTCGTCCCGTCAGCAGGGCGGCATGAGCCTGTCCTATCTGGAAGCGTGGGACGTTAAAGCGCACCTTATCCGGGTGTTCGGTTTCGGTGGATGGTCCGCTGACGTTCTCTCCGCTGAACTCGCGTTCGAAGATCAGGACGACAAGGGGCGTTGGAATGTCGGCTACAAAGTAGTGATGCGTCTACGCCTACATGTAGATGAAGATTTCCTAGGAGACACGACATATACGGAAGCCGCTGTGGGTTCAGCGACTCTCCCGCAGCGTGGGGAAGCGCACGATATGGCGGTCAAGACGGCAGAGTCGGACGCGCTCAAGCGTGCCGCGATTAACCTGGGCACACAGTTCGGGCTGTCCCTGTACGACGGGGGTAATCGTAATGATGTTGTGGGGCATACTCTGAACCCGCCTGAGGGTTACGCGGTCGCGGTGGAACAGTTCACGCCGCCACCTGCTGTCGTGTTCGCCCTGTTGGGTGATGCGGTAGCCGTGGATAACGAGTCGGACCTTAAAGCGATCTATGATCGGCTCAACGAAATGGGTGAATTGGATTCGATGCTGTGGGACGGTAAGGATGAGACTCCCCGCAGCCGCCTGCTTGACCGTCTGGCGCAACTGCGTGAGAACGCGGAGGCGTGATGAGTCGCCTTTACACCCCGGCAGATGTGGAAGCGAAACTTGTCGCGCTCTCGCAAGAGTACGACGAATCGCACAAGCAACTAGACCATGCGGAAATGGAATACGCGTCGGCTAAGTCGCTGTACGAAATTAACTCCGCGAGGGCTAGGCTCACGATTCGCGCTCGCGCTCTGGAAGCGGGACGCAAGATCACGGTTCAGGAAGTGGACGACGAATCGACAGTAGAGTGCGCTAGCGAACTCACGCGCCTGAACACGAGTGAGGCTATCGTCCGGGCTGCGCGCGCTAACGCGCAACGTCTGCGGACACAGATCGACATTGCGCGTAGTGTCGGCACAGCGGTTCGTGCCGCGATGGATATGGGGTAACGCACATGAACGTGATTGACCTTTTACTAATCGGGCTTGTGTTTGCGCTTGGCTATTGGCTAGGCATGACGGGCGACAGGAAGGACAAGCGATGAGGGGCTACGTCGAACGCATGGAGCGGCTACAGCAGTTCGCAGATGAGGGCGTAACAATCGACCACGACGACGTTATCGAATCGTGGTTGCATGATGCTGACGCTGCGCGGGATGAGGCGAAGCATGGATAAGGATTTCGTACTCTCGTTAATGTCGAACAAGCAGAGTGCGCGGTCTGTGCAAAAGGCTGTCGGCCCTAGCGAAATCGGCGGGTGCCGCGCTCAGGTGTGGCATCGCCTGTTCGGGACGCGTACAACGAACCATGACACGCTGGAAATGGCTGCGTGGATGGGCACAGCGATACACACAGAGTTGGAAAAGCGGGTCACGCGGCTTGACCCTTTCGGTGAGCGTTACATCACGGAAATGGAAGTCAGCGCAGATGGGCTAACGGGTCATGTGGATGTGTACGACACCGCCGCACATGAAGTGATCGACTGGAAAACGACCACGAAAAGTAAACTCGCGAGCAAGTCGCACCCGTGGCCTAGCGATCAGCAGCGTATGCAAGTGCAGTTGTACGCATATCTGCTCACATGCAACGACAAAATCGTGGAAACGGTAACGCTTGTGGGGATTCCGCGCGACGGCAACGAAAACCATGTACAGATTCACAGCGAACCATACGATCCTGAACTCGCATTGCAGGGAATTGAGTGGCTGCGCGAACTGGAAACCTTGGATACGCCACCTGAGGGTGAACGTCCGGTGCGTTTCTGCCGGGACTACTGCAAGTTCTATGACGCGACAGGGGAGATCGGCTGCCCCGGAGGGGAACGGTAATGAGTCTCTGGGAATTATTCGGGGACGACATAGAACGCCTAGAGAAAATCCACGCGTGTTCGGGTGAGTCGTGTCAGGTGTGTGCGCTTGACCCGTCAGCGGCTAGACCGCGTTACGATTCGCGGCAAATGGCGCTGCTGCCAGACGAAATCGAAGTGCGTTTCGTCAAGTTCCATCACGATAACCCGCAGGTTTACGACGCTCTCGTGAGTCTCGCGCGGGAATGGAAACAGGCAGGTAACGACAAGTGCAGTATTAAGATGCTCTTTGAGATTCTGCGCTGGCAGTACAGTATCCAAACCCGGACAGGGGAACCGTTCGCGCTCAGTAACGATTTCACTAGCCGTTACGCGCGTCTGATTGCGGCGAACGAACCTGATTTGGCAGACCTGTTTCATTTCCGTCAGTTGCATGGGGAGTAATTAGATGATCGTTCGCGCGCCGCGCCCAGAGTCCCATTTCGTCCAGATCAGGAACGAGGTCATTAGGGACCGCCGACTGTCCTATAAGGCGCGTGGTCTGCTGGCCTACATGCTTTCGTTCCCTGACAACTATCGGATTACGGCTGATTTGCTTGCGGAGTCGTCTGATTCGGACGGTAGGCGAGCGGTGTTGAGTGGGTTGGATGAGTTGCGGGAAACCGGGTATCTAGTAACGGTTACTGAGCGGGATGCGAAGGGGCAGTTCGCTAAGACTTCATTCATCTACGATGACCCACAAACGCCTAACATTACGGAAATGAATGGACATTACCCGAAGTCGGATTATGCGAAGTCGGAAAACCGCACTATAAATACAGAACACTTAGAACAGAACACTAGAACTACTACTATCCATCATTCGCCTGAGCCTTTCCCTGAACTGACGCCCTCAGAGCCATTCAGAGAGCCGGAAATTCTCCCCGCCCTCATTGCCCCGGACCTGCCCGTCGCGTACGCCAGAGTCGCCTACAGCCCTCTTTTCGAAGTGTTCTGGCAGGTCTACCCTAGGCGAGTCGGGAAAAAGGCTGCATACGGCGCGTGGAAGCAAGCGATCTGCGAGACTGACGCGGGTTTAATAATCGCCGCTGCGGAGCGTTATGCCCACGACCCCAACAGGGAAGATCAGTTCACAGCCCATCCCCAAACATGGCTGCGACAGGGGCGATGGGACGACGATCCGCTACCCGCGAAAAGCACTAGACAAGCGACCGGGGGAGAACGCAGGATGGACGCCTACGCCGCGCTCGCAGCGAAGTTCGGGCAGAGGGAGATAGGGGCATGACAGACGAGGAAGTGTTAGGGCTACTGATCTATGCAAACGAGTTAGACGGCAGGCACTCACCTAATGAACTGAAAGTGCTGGCATGGCAGGATGTTCTCCGCGATTCCGCACCGGGCATGACAGTTGAGTTCGCGCGGGATGCAATCCGCAACCATTATGGCGCTACAGATGTGATGCTGACCCCGGCAGTTCTTGTTAATCGTTACCGGAAGCACGCGCAGTTCGCCGCCGAATCGCGGCTAGCCATGAGCGAGTCGAAACCTGAGCGTCATTGCGGGAAGCAGAATTGCGTGTGCACACACGGCGATCCCTGCTTTAAAGGGTGGATCGACTTTGACGATTACACTTCCCCGTGCCGCATGTGCCGTGGCGATCTGGCGAACACGCTTGACCTGATCGCGCCATTGGGTCAGCGGAGCGACCACGATTGGGCGACGCTGCGCCTGCGCCACTTGGAGCGGTCGTGATGGTCCACCGCTGTACGGGTTGCGGCGGTTGGGTGTATGGGCTGCGGGAGTGCCAGACCTGTCGGGTTCTCAGGTCGCGCCCCCACTAGCAGAAATCGGACATTCCAGACCTTTCGGAAACTTTCGGGATTTCCTAGGTTTGGAGTTGACAGGGCAGGGTCAGGCTGCTTAACTGGACCCATGAGAGCGAAGAGAGCCACTAAGACAGAGATCGACCGCGTGATCCGCGAGATCGCCCCTGAGGGCAAGTACCGCGTAGCCGCACAGGGCGTGACCGAAATGGTTCACCATCACGTTCGCCTCCGCATGGGCATGGGAACGCGCGACGCGCACTACACAAAGATGGAGCGCAACGGTCGCTACCGCGTCACCGTGTGGGGCAAAAATGCTCCGGCGAAGATGCAGCGCATGATCGACGGCATGACCGCCGCCGGATACATCGTGGAGAACATCGGCATGGATGACTTTGAGGTTCACAACGGAACCGTAATCGCTCTGGACGGAATCCTGCGCTACGAAGGGACTTGCTGAAATGATCTACCAGATCGCCACAGAGGTTAGCAAAGTGCGTACCACTTGGAAGAGCGGCGCGATGCAGCGGAGCGGCGTAACCCGCTATTTCATTTACCGCGACGGGCTGCGCATGATGCTCCCGCGCACCACGACAGGAACGGGCGACGGCGGCTTCCGTACGCTCAGGGCTGCGACCGCATGGATCGCGACACGAACGGAGGGCAAATGATGAACAGCAAGTTCGCAGAGATCGACCGCCTAGAGCGCGCCGCGCGTTATTCATGGGTGGCGCTAACGCATGCAAGGCCGATAGACGCCGACGACCGTGGATATCGGGGCTGCAAAGAGCGGTGGCTGACGGCTCTTGACTCATTGACGCCAGACGAGATGACGGCGTATCGCAAGTGGCGAAAGACTCAACGCTAGGAATAACACAGAATGGTAATGGCCCCCGCGATGGTCGGGGGCTTTACCATTTCACCCCATATAATTGTTACTCGTGAGTAGCGAACGCGAGTCGTGGCAATTCACCGTGCCAGGAAAACCCATCACGCAGGGTTCCATGAGCGTGTTTAACGGTCGCGTAGTTCATCAGAAAAACGAGGAACTAACGGCGTGGCGTAACGATATCTACCGCGCATGTGCTGCTGTAATGGATGCGCCGCTAACGGGAGCGGTGCAAGTGGAAATCACGTTTTCACTTGAGCAACCACGCAGCACGCGGAGGGCGACACCGTATGTCAGACCCGATATCGACAAACTGGCGCGTGCTGTATTGGACGGGCTCACGGGAATCGCGTTCGCAGATGACGGTCAAGTCACGCGACTGGTCTGCGAAAAGCAGTACGGAATCCCCAGCGCACACATTCGAATCCGCGCTGTCGGAGTGCCACCGCTTTTTCCTGAACACGATAGATAACGTAATCTTTCGGCCCGTGATGTGGCTGATCGGTGGCAGGCTATGAAACCCGAAATGCGGCAAGCCGTATTCGACCGTGATCGCGTGTGTCAAAAATGCGGGAAGCACCTTTACGATTCCGTTGCAGTTCATCACCGGAAGTTGCGGAAGCACGGCGGCAAAGATGCGTTATCTAACCTGATTGCGCTTTGCTCCCCGTGCCACAACATCGCGCCCGAATCCGTGCATCAAAACCCGCGTGACAGTTACGAAAATGGGTGGCTTGTGCCGTCGTGGGCTGACCCTAGCGAATGGCCCATGACAACCCCTAATGGCTCCCGTGTCCTGTTGGACGACGACGGAGGAACACGAATAGTGGAAGGTAGAGAACATGGCTGGTGAAGCCCAAATCGGGTTTACGGGGTTTGTGCATAAAGACCCTGAGATTCGGTTTATGAATGGTGGCGATGCTGTCGCGACGCTCGTTGTGAAGGTGACTCCGTTTAAGCGCGGTCCTGAAGGTGCGAAGCGCGGCGAACCGTCGTGGTATCGCGTCAGCGTGTGGGGCAAGCAGGGCGAAGCGGTAGCAGATACCGTTAAGGAAGGCGACCGCGTTACCGTTACAGGTGTTGTGGAAATGCGCACCTACGAAAAGGATGGGCAAAAGCGCACGGGCGCGGAGGTTCGTGCGGATTCAGTCGGCATCGTCCCCAAAATCGAAAACCCAACTAAGACAGCAGCATCTAACGAATCGGAGAGGGCACCGTGGTAATGATGAGTAACGAGTTTCCGTCAGTCGCTTTTGTGGATAGCCCGAATCTGCGGGATCAGATCACGCACGCCGTAGCAGACGCGGTTGCCCCGGCACCCGTGCAGAACGCCGCGCCGACTGACGCTCAGGTCGATAGTGTGGAAGCGGCTGCGATCCTAGGGGTCACGGCAAATAATCTCCGTCAGATGGTGCATAAGGGGCAGATTATTCCTGTCGGAAAGCGGGGACGCAGGACAATCTTTAATCGCGCCGATGTGGAGGCTTTGCGAGAACGGCGAAGTAAGTGAAGCGCGCCGCTCTCTACGCACTCGTTGTGGGCGTGCTGGCGGGAATCCTTATTGGGTTTCCGCTAGCCGCTCGCGCGGAAGCGGGAGAGTGCCGCGTCGTCAAGATTCTGCAAGACGCAGGCTTTAAGGGTCACCCGTTACGCATCGCGTACGGGGTTGTCATGCGCGAATCCAAGGGTCAGAACCTTTCCGAAAGCAGCCCGTGGTTCAGCGGTGCGTTAGGTATTTTTCAGATACAGACCTCCGCACATTCTCACAAGTGGTGGTGGTCCCGTGCCGCGATGCTGAACCCGGCGCGTCAGGCGCGCATCGTCTATCTCCATATGACAAACAAGGGGCGATGGTGGCAGCCGTGGGGCTTGACCCCTAATGGTCGCGGCGTAGACGCAACGCAATACCCGTGGTCGCAATGGCAGATCACGAATTGGATATGGGTGCCCTACGAACGTTACTACCAGTCGTTCCCGCACAAGTGCGTTAAGCGATGAATGACGCAGAGCATCGCGCGCGAGCGCGGCAACTTTTCGAACAGATCATCCGTCACAGCGTGGAACAGTCAGGTTGCACGCTCGCAGGCTGGTACTGGTACTGCGACGATTGCCAAAATCACGGCAACGCCGATACGGAAGCGGAAGCATGGATTGTTGCGAGGGCACATGAGCAATACAAATCGTCTATCCGATTGGGTGATGCGCGGTGCGAACTTTGTGTTATCAGGATCGGACAACGCGATACCTACCCCGTCAATAACGGTCCCCGGTGGGGCACCGACACAGTACGACCTAGTACGCCGTAACAGTTTTATTCATGGTGCCGACACGATGCGTAACAAGTTCGTGGAGCGCATGACTTGGTTCGCGGAGTACGCGCCTAGCCGAGAATCGGCAGACTATTTGTGGCGCGTCATCATGGACGTTAAAGATTTCCGGGTCACCCCGGAGGACGCCGACTAATGCTGTCGTGTCGCATGTGCCGGAAGGAACTACCGCGTAACTCCATGTTGACGATCTTCCGCGTGCATGACGAAATGTTGGATTTCTGTTCGAAAGATTGTCTAACCAAATATATGAAGGGAGGGAAACACAATGGCTAGCGAACAGGACATTTACAGAGTCGTAGACGAGGCGTATGAACGCGGCGCAATAGAGGGCTACCGCAAAGGACGCGAGGACGCTGCTAACGCTATCGCTGATCTTGCAGGACACCTAGAGTCACGTTGGGTTCGTATCGACTTTCTCAACTATGAGGACGGGCAGAAAGAGCGCCCCGACATTTGGATACACGCAGCGCACGCAACAGGCGTAGCACGCGGCGACTACTAGCCATGCGTTATGCTGTGCGTGGGCCACAATCCCCCGACCGTTAGGAGTAGTTGCTATGGCGCGCCCACACAAGCCCCGGCTAACGCCGGAAGTTCACGCACACATTGTTCAGAGTTTGCGCCTAGGGAACTACGTCGAACACGCCGCATCCACAGCAGGCATCGCACGCAGCACAATCTATGAATGGTTGCGCAAAGGTGAAGCCGCCCTTGCTATACAGGAAGCAGGCGAGGAACTAGACGAAATGCAGCAGCGTTACCTAGATTTTATGATGGACGTAGACCGCGCCCGGTCAGAGGCAATCACCACGAACCTGCAAATGATCCAAGATGCAGCGCCGAAAAACTGGCAGGCAGCCGCGTGGTATCTGGAACGCACCGCCCCCGCATTTTTCGGCAGGCACATGCGAACCGAAATCACCGGACCCGATAACGGTCCCGTTCAGGTGGAAGTATCGAAGCAGGAACTCGTTAACGAATTGCTGTCCGTGCTAGAGGCGATGGACGATAACGAGGATGAATCCTAACGACATTCTGTTAGCGGCTCCGCGTGACAAGCGTGCAGCCGCTCTCATGCAACTAGACCGCGAACAGTTACTAGCATTGCGGAATGTAATTCATCAAGGCGTGGACCCGCGCTGGTTGCCGTACCGGAACGATCCCGTAAAGTTCGTGACCGATGGGCTAGGCGAATCCGTGTGGAGCAAGCAGGTAGAAATTCTGAACTCCGTGCGGGACAACAAACGCACCGCCGTCCCCGCCTGCCACTCCCCCGGAAAGTCACACATTGCTGCGCGCGCTATCGCGTGGTGGGTCGCGGTGCATCCCGCCGACAAAGTGCGCGTCGTTACGACGGCTTCCACGTTCCGTCAGGTGCGCGGGATTCTGTGGCCCCACATTCGCAGACTCCACGCCGCACACAACCTTCCCGGTGAAGTGCTGACAACGGAGTGGAAGATAGACGATATCGTTATCGCTGACGGTTTCTCTGCCGCCGACCATAATGAAGCCGCTGTGCAGGGTATCCACGCGGAACATTTGCTTATCGTGGTGGACGAGGCAGGCGGTATCTCGCAGATCATCGGTAACGCTATCGAAGCCCTTATGACGGGTGGGCATACACGCCTGCTGTTGTTGGGTAACCCGCCGACAGATCAGACAGGTTCATGGTTCGAACGTGCCTGTAATAGCGACCTGTACAACGTGATCCCGATTGACGCGTATTCGACACCTAATTTCACGGGTGAAGTCGTGGGCGATTGGGCGAAAAATCTTGTCAGTCCCGATTGGGTGAACGACGTTATTAAAGAGTTCGGGCCGGATGCGCCGTTCGTTCAGGCGCGTGTACTCGCGCGCTTCCCCCGCACAACCACTAACGCAACCATTCCCGTCGATTGGGTGGAGAGTGCTGTCATTGACAGCGTTCCCGATGAAGGCAGGGTGCGGTTGGGTGTGGACGTTGCTGCCGATGGTGGCGACGAGTTCGTTATCGCACGGGCAGACGGGCTCTGCACGCACATCGTTCACACATCCACGAATAACGATAACGCTGTTGCGGTTGCGGGGACCGTGCTGGAACACATCCACCGCGCGCAAACGTCCCACGCTGAACGCGGCATCGCAGAGAAAGTGCGCGTGAAGATCGACGCTATCGGCGTCGGATGGGGCGTGACCAGTCTGCTGCAAGAGTGGGGCAAGGAAGGCAGACACAGCGCAGATATAGTCGCCGTGAACGTCGCAGAACGTGCCTACGATTCGGAGAAGTTCGCGAACCAGCGCGCCGAAATGTGGTGGAATCTGCGGACGCTGCTGCAACCTGACGGCGATGGGGAACAGGATTGCACGCTAGCCGTAGACCGGAAGGTGATTGCACAGTTAGCGGCACCCACCTACCGCGCTAACGCTTCCGGTCGTTTGCAGATCGAATCGAAAGCCGATATGAAGCGGCGCGGCGTTAACTCTCCCGACCGCGCGGAAGCCGTATTGTTAGCGATGTTCGAACCGCCGACACGCAGTTACGGCATTGCGCCGCCATTGAGCATCACACAGCAGAGCGAATGGATTTAGGAAGGGGCAGCCCGTGGCACGGGTACTACTGACAGGGGCTAGCGGGTTCGTCGGCTCCCACGTTCTCAGACACCTACTGACAAACACGAACGATGAGATCGTGTGCCTTGTCTCGTTCCGGCATCGCGGCATCACAGACCGCATCCGGTACGCCGTAGCCGGGTTGGACGACGACTATCAGCGGGTAACCGTGATCACGCACGACCTCACCGCGCCGTTCAGCAGCGTACTGAACTATGAAATCGGGGAGATTGACTACATTCTGAACGTCGCATCTGACTCCCATGTGGACAGGTCGATAACGCACCCTGCGCCGTTCATCGAAAACAACGTATCCCTAGCGGTTAACGTTTTCGAGTTTGCGCGACGCCGCGACATTAAACGCATCCTGCATGTTTCGACCGATGAAGTGTACGGGCCAGCAGCACCGGGCCACGCACACAAAGAGTGGACCGATCAGTACCTACCATCGAACCCGTATAGCGCGTCTAAAGCGGCGCAAGAGTCTATCGGTTACGCGTACTGGCGTACATACGATATGCCGCTAGTGATCACGAACACGATGAACATTATTGGGGAAATGCAAGACCCCGAAAAGTTCGTGCCGATGGTGATGCAACGCGTGATCGCGGGAGAGCCTGTCCCCATCCACGCATCCCCGGAAGGCGTGATCGGTTCCCGGTTCTACCTGCACGCGAGGAATCAGGCTGACGCGTTGCTGTTCGCGCTCACGCAGGACGCCCCGACATTCTGGGAATCTCCCACCCCGGCGAAATGGCACGTTGTCGGAGAGCGGGAAGTAACGAATCTGGAAATGGCGCAGATGGTCGCTGACTGTCTAGGCAAACCGCTGCGCTATGACCTCGTAGATTTCCATTCCTCCCGCCCCGGTCACGATCTCAGGTACGCGCTTGACGGGTCGAAGATCAGCGATGCCGGATGGAAAGCGCCCCTATCACTAGAACAATCGTTGGAACGTACCGTGCGGTGGACGTTGGATCACCCGCAATGGCTGAACCTGTGAGGATAACCATGAAGTATCTGATTGCACTTGCTATCGTCGCGTTCGTCGTTTCGGGGTGCGTGCGTCCCGCTGCTGTCCCGCAGGCAACCGTCACGGTAACGGAAGAGGCACCCGCGCCAGTTCCCGCGCCTGAGCGCGCGACGGATGACGATGACCTGTACCTGTCGCTGCTTGCGTCTGAGGGGATCAGGGCTAGCCGGGAAACCAGCATCGAAGTAGGCAGGTCGATTTGTGGCGCGCTAGATGACGGGTATGACAAGGCTGTTCTAGCGTTGGTCGCGGTGGATTCGGGGTTTACGGAGCGTGAGGCGGCTGCGCTTGTGGCTGCTGCTGTCGTCGTGTATTGCCCGTGGCACGAGTCGTAAGTTACTGACGGGTAGCCCTTGCGTGGGGTTAGCGGGTCTGCTTGACTATGAGTGCGGTACCACGGAGCGCCGCTAGTAAGTCTCCAAAAGGGTCAGAGAGAGTCCCCGCCTTATCCCCCTGAGGCGGGGGCTTTCTCGTTTCTACCCCTCGCGGGAAAACGGACATAACGGAAACTTTTAGGAATCCCCCGATTTGGGCTTGACGGTACAGCCTCAGGCTGTTTAACTAGACCCATGAGCGAAACGAAACTGACCCGCAAGGCGATTGACGCGCTGCGCGTTATTGACGCAAACACAGTCGCGGCAGGCGGCTGCTGCACCTACTGGATCGGTCATGGCGTCGCGTGGCAGATGACGGAGAAACTGTCTGCCCGTGGCCTGATCGAATGGGCTAGCGAGAGCGGTTGGAACCTGACCGCCGCTGGACGCGACGCGATTGGGGGCAAGTGATGACAACGAACCGCTACCCCGGAATCTGCACCGCGTGTGGCACCGCCGTGGACGCTCACGCAGGCGTGCTAGATCGACGCGCCGTGTATTGCTCAGAGCCGATCAGCGGCGCGAGTGAGTATGAGATCGACGGTGAAAGCATCGTCATCCACACCTACGCGTGCGACCGCTACCGCCGCCGTGAGGCACGCGAAATGATCTCCGCCCGTCGCGCCCCGCGCCCTGAGGTCACAGACGAACAGCGCGAGCGCGCAGCGCATTGGGCAGCCAAGGAAGCAGAGTGGGCAGCGCAGGGGATGCGCTCATGCGGTCGCTGTGGCGGCGCAGGCGGGTCGCAGGCGTGGCCCGGCTACGTCTGCTACGGATGCGAGGGCAAGGGCTGCGTCCCCGCCTAGGGGCGCAGCAGGACGCGAGAGGATAGCCACGATGGACACCCGGAAGTTCGACAAGATGCTGAACCTAGAAAACGCGCTCCGTGTTTCTGGCGCGGCACGCGCCCTCGCGCCGACGAATTGGGAGCGGGAGCGTGCAACCAAATCCTATGAGAGCGACAAGGTTCGCTTTTACGCGTTGTTGGATTCCCTCACGATTGACGAAATGCGGGAGTACGGGGAGTACAGCAAGGCCGCGAGAGCCTAGGAAGCGGGGTCTACCGGGTCAATCAAACGGAACACCGCAGGATCATTCTCCGACCAACCAAGATTCATGTGACAGGTCGTTGCCTGATTCGACACATTAACGAACCGCATAACGTAAACCGTGCCGTCGCGCAGCGTATGGATTTTCTGCGATGTGATCTCCCCACCCGCCTTAGTCGTACTGCCCAGCAGTTCCGTCGCCACTACCGTCCCGCCCGTAACCGCGCTCGCAGCAGACAACGACGCCGTAGCACTATCGGGAAACTTTCGGTTCAGGTTCCGTGGCGTGATGTAGTTGTATTGCGTCACCGTCGCGGGGTCTTCGATCAGGGACGCGCGAATCTCAGACTGATTACTACTGATCTCATAGAACTGAAATTCGACCTCTTTGCCGTTCGTGTCTAGGGCGAAATACACGCTAGCGTTAGCGCCCACCTGGAAAAACTCGCTCATCAAATAAACAAGCCCACGCTTCGACAGCCCATCCGGTTCCGTTGCGGATTGCTGATAGGCACGCTTACGCCAGTAGTTCGCCACGTTCCTAGTCTACGCGGGGATAACGCGCTTCGCCCCCGCCGCGTAATACACACTCTCCGGGGTAACGTCCGCGAAATTCCCGGTCATTACGTCAAGGTAGGGCACAACCCTAGGGTTCCGTTTCTCCACGACCGCACACGGCTGGTACACATCTACGCGCATGACCTCTTCGATGGGCAGCCACGAATCGTCACCTAGTGCCAGGTCGCGTGCCAGCATCATTATCATTTCTGGAACATATCCTTCATAAATGAGAATCCCACCGGGGCGCAGGAAAGGCCACGCGTACGGCTGCATCGTGCCCGTGCTGTCAATGACTACATCGAACCATTGACCCTTGAGTGCGTGTCTCATGGCGATACGGTCTTTCGTATCGCATCCGATAACGCCTAGTCCGGGGAGCGCGGCAGCGGCAGGGTCACCATCTAGCGCGGTAACACTTGAGCCGTCTGGGAGAGCGTTGCGCCAGATTTCCACCGCCCCACCGTTACCTATGCCGATGAGTAGCATCGCGAGGGAGCGCATCGGGATACTGCGGTCTAGTGCATGTATCGTCGCTTCATTCTGCACCGCAATGCAGCCTGCGTGGTTTAGGAAGTGATCGCGGTAGCCCATGCCTCCCCCATCCCTTTGATATCGAATTGTTCCTGCACGATCTCCCGGTTGCGCTTCGCCTCCGCGATACGCGTAGACGGGTCTAGGAGGGCCGTAGCGTGGTCGCGCCACTCAGCCGGGGTAGACGCTAGCCTCCCCACCCCCGACGCCGCTAGCACCCTGTATTCCTCTGTGGGCGTGGCGATGAACGGGATACCCGCCGCCGCATACTCAAGCCCTTTCAGGTACGACTTCGCTTCGTTAAACGCCCCCGGCGCGAGCGGCACAAGCCCCACATGAAACGAGTGCATCATCTGAGGCACATTGCTAATGGTTTGCATGGGTCCGGTATCCACCCGCGCCAGTCCCGCGCGCACGGCAAAATGCCGGGGGTCACCGGGGATGTGCCCCGCATGATGTACACGGATTCCGTGTGTCTTCGCGAAATCGGGCAACCAGTCCCGCAACATTTCGATATCCCCTGACCGCCACAGCGTGCCACCCAACCATCCGAACGTAGGCGACTCAGGCTGCTGCACGGGAGTGAACCTGTCAGTCTCCACAGCGTTACGAACCAAACGAACATCCCGACACCTGCGCCCGTAGAAATCCGCGAGGAACGCCGTAGACACCGTAACGAAATCTGCCTGCCGTATCCCGATCTCATACCACATGCGGTTATTCGTCGGGTTCGTGTGCGGGTTAGTCGCCGCATACGCAACGTTCTCTTTATGCAGATCGAAATGGAAATCGTCTATGTCTACCGCGACTGTCTGACCTTTGGCCTGCATGACGTTAAACAGTTGTGGCACACTCGCGTGCATCATAAGTTTGTAAACGTTAACGTCGAACCCGAATAGGGCACCGTCATCCTTCGCTAACCCAATCCCCATAGGGTCATGGGGACGCGGCTGCCCCACCATCGCATCAAACCCCTGCGCCTGTAGCAGCCGACACGGAAGCACCTGACGGTAATACGCGCACCCGTTAGCCTCAGGTGGGTCTACCTGTGTGTTCCAGTCGCCGCTAATGAACGCGACGCTAGGAGAGTCGTCCATACCTGCCTACCGCGTGCTGACAGAAACAACTACCAGCAGCCCAACGGCACCGCCCATGACACAGCGCGGCAGCCGCCACATCACCCGCCGCGTTAAGATCGCCACCTGCCTTGCAGTCAGCACAAATCACACCCGGCCCCTTTCACAGCACAGCGATATCGCACACACGCTGATCGGTAGTCGTTACAAACGTGAGCATACCCGGCTGCGAAACTTCACCCGTCGCAACGCGCCAGTATTCAGAGCCACCATCCATCGCAGGTGCCTGCAACCAGAAACAGCCACCCCAATCCGCGACACGCAGATGATGGTAATGCCCAGACACGAGAACGTCAGCATCCCCAATCGGCTGCTTACCCGCCGCCTGCTTCTCCCACCACGACCGCAACTTCGATTCAGCGTTAGCGCCGCTACGGGTCACATGCCCATGCGTCACGCCGACGATCCAACCAGCAGCCGGGACAGTAACGGTCAGGTTGTCGCGCGCGACAGCGAACCGCACATGCCCGTACGCCTCTTCATTCGCTGCGAGGATTTCCGATACCTGTTCCACAATCGCCAGATCATCGTTATCGTGCGCACCCGTGAACGCCTTACCCCCCGCGTTCCTGTTCTCTCCGTGGTTACCTGCGACAGCCGCAACAGTCACAGTCCCAAAATGCTTCGACCACTCTTGCAACGAATCCGTTAACAACCTGCGGGTAATCTTGACCTGATCGCGGCGATCCAACTCAACAGCGAACGTCTGCGACGGGTAGTACCCCACGCAACCTTCTACGCTGTCCCCGGTCCATAGCACGTTCAGGTGCGACACTTCGCGACCGATCTTCCGCAACTCCCGCACACGATCCACTACGGCACCGCGCGCATCCACGATCCGTTGGATCGTTCCCTCCAAGCCGTCTCCGTCAGCCTTCCCAATCTGCCAATCCGCAAGCACAACGTTCAGCACAGCATCACCCGTGAACTCGCGCTTACGCGGCTTGTGCTTCATCGCCTGCGCGATCAGCGGCTCAAGGTCAACATGCGAGTGAACCCGCCGCACAACCTTCGCTTTAAACTGACGGTTCGTTAACCCGTCCTCACCGCCCCATGAGTTAAACAACACGGGTTCGATGATCTGGAACTCGTCAGGGTCCAAATCCCATGCACGCAGAATCGACGCCCACTCAGGGTCACCCTGAATCGCGTCCGTCGTAACGGTGCCTTCCGTGCCCAACCATTCGACGCCCGGTTGCCACATGCGCTTCCGGGCGGTCAACTCTTCCGTGGCTTTGATCGCTTTAGTGAACTCGTCACGCAGGGTCATAAGGTATCTATTCCTGTTTGTTAGCGGCCTTACACCTAGGGCACGTTATTCGCCAGGGTGCCGTCACAAGTTCCGCTAGCAGTTTATTGCAGCGCCAGCAACGGGGCCGATCAGTCGTTAACGTACCTTTCCCGTAAGCATCCATGCTTACCGCTCAACTACAGTAGTCAATGACAGAGTGAAACCGGGTCGATCATTGTCATCCGTCCCCACATGGTTAATGGATGAGTTCTGATTAACCCTGAGGAATCTCACGCCGCTGATTGTCTCATCTGTAACATCCGTGAGCGTGTCACGAACCGCCGTAATCAAAGCATTAGCCGTGGGGTAGTCGTTGCGGGACGCGCGCACCATCACCTGAACAGACGGACGCTCCAACGTCGCGTCGTTATCGCGCAGCACTTCCAGCGGCGCAGCACCCGCATACTCATACAGCGCCACACAAGTGTCAGGCTTGTCAGGCATCAAACCGATAAACAGGTTCGTGCCCACCGTCGCGACAGACGCCGCTGTCAACTTGTCTGCCAATGCTTCCAGAATCATCGTGACCGCCTCAGGTACTCCACGACCCGCGCTTTCACGTTATTCGTGAACTTGTCGCGGTGAGCGTTAGCCGGAATCTCAAGGAACTTAAACGTCTTACCCGCCTTGTGCGTGTTGCCCGTTCCCCAACGACCACCAGAGTTCGGGGGAATCTCGTGAACGAACAACGCATACGGCGCAGCCGCTCCACCGTAAGTGACTTCGACGCTGTATTTCGTTCCTAGTCGCTGCGGGTTCTCCACTTTGCCAGACGCGCGTAGATTGCCCGTAGCGACAGGGACGATCCGCTTTGACTCATTCAGAACCGTTGTCGCCTCCGCGAAAATAGCGCGCTGAATCACCGGACCCAAACCATCACCCCGATTCGCCAGGGCAATGACCTTGTTCAGTCCGGTAAGCCTCACGCTAAAGTTCGCCACGATCAGCCGCCGCCCACATGAACCACCGTGTGATGCGCACCGTTCTGATCGTACGGTGTATCGACCGCGATAATCACGGGCTCCGAACCATCATCCAAACGGATTTTGTAATCAGTTGTCACCGGGAACACGCCATACAGATAGAACCTGCCGTCCTCCACGACTTCGCGACCCAACTCATCCCGCGTCAACGTCGTTTCACTAACGTAATGTGCGCACGCTGACACAGACGCAGACGCCGTAAAAGACCGCTTCCCATACTTGTCAATAGATGCAGACGTAGCAGGCGGGAAAAGCGTCACGATCTGCGAGAACAATTCCCGAAAATTGGACTCTAGACTCATGTGCGGTTATCCATCTGCCCGACAACAAAGTCTGTGGACTCATCCTCTTCGACCCGCTCCACAGTCGGCACAATCGCGTTGCCGTTAATGATCGGTGCTGCGGGGTTAAGCCGGAAACGCTCCGCTTTAAGGTGCCGCAAGAGGGCTTCCCATTGCGAGACAAGCGCACCGGACTTAACAGACAGCGACAAGTCACCGACAGTCTTAGACTCTTCCTGAACCCGCGACCCCTTCGCAATCAAAGTGGTAACGGCTGCGATAGCGGCAGAGTACGCATCCCCGTACGCGTTATCCAAATAGGTCAGTTCCTCATTGCTGAACAACTGTTCCGTAGTGTCCGTGTCCTGAATGAGAAAACGGATCAGGTCAAGATCGCTTGCCCCCGGATTCCCGCTGTAACTCCAAGTCATAATGTTGACCTCCCGCGTCTAGTGTAGAGCCGTAACCGTCCCCTAAAAGCCGGAAGCGGGGCCACCCCTTATGAGAGTGACCCCGCTCCGCGCTATTCAGTTATGAGTAACCGGATCAGGCAACAATCGTGTTCCAGAAATACCCAAGATCGGAAGCAACGACCTTGTTATCGAACGCCAGTTCAGCCTCCACGCGGGTAGCGCGCAGCGACTCAAGCCGGAACGACGACGTACCGATCGTCAGACCCATGCCCTGCGAAACGCCAGTCCACGAGAACGTGTAACCAGCAGACGGGGTAAGCACACCGGGGTTCGGGGCAACGTGCGCAAGCAGCGCCGTCTTACCCGTGGTGAACGAGTAAGCGCCAGTAGCGCCTTCCTTGTTCGTGGCCTTAACCGACTTCGACACAAGCACACGCTCAATGTCGAACATGCGAGCAAGCATGTCCTCCGTGATCGTCTGCGAACTCGTGTACTTAATACGATCCACGAGATCGGGATGATTCTTGAGTTGACGGAAAACGTCGTATCCCAGAACGAGAGTGTTAGCCTCAAGCCCGGTCACCGAAAGGATGCCAGCCTTGCCAGCCTCAATGTCGTTAATCGGGTCGGAGTTCGTGTAGTCACTCCACTGAATCGTCTGACCCGTGGTGGGCGACGCAGCAACGCCAGTAACGTCACTAGCCCACTTGCCCGTGGTCATAAAGTCGTTATTAAACTGAATCTCACGACGGGTCAGCAGACGATGAGTAACGAACTCCGCAGCCTCACGGTCCACGTTAATCGGCGCATCGGCGTTCGCACGCGTCTGATCGCCAATATCCTTGTGAATAGCGAACACATCTGCGTAGTAGGTCGCGGTAGCAATGTTGTAACCGGACCCGACAGACTCCGTACCATCGGTACGAACCTGCGCCTCATCGCGCAGCCAATCATTCTTCTCGTAAACGAAATACTTGTCGCTCTGCTTATCCACCGGGACAACAGGGAAAACCTTGTCCGCAATGAAATTCTCTGCACGCTGCATGTACGCAACGCTGATGTTAGTCAGGATTGCGTCAACATGAACCTGACTCTGTGTAGGCTGTGGCATTTTCTATTTCTCCTTAGAGTCCACGCGCAGCGTTAGCGCAGTCGATGACGGCAGCAGCGATAGCCCCGGCAGCGGCGCTCTCAATGAACGTGCCAACGGAGAAAGCAGCCGACGCGGTAGTGCCGAACGCGAGCGTCACGGCAGTAGCGGAAGCGGAAGAGAAAAGCGGCTGACCGAACGATGCGGAACCGCCGCACTCCACCTTAGTGCCGCCCACGATGGTGACCTCGGCGGCCTGACCAGCGGTAGGGGCGTTCTGAAGCACGCCGATGGGACGATCAGTAGCAGCGGAAACCGCCACAACTTCACCATCGCCATTGTCGATCTTCACGAAATGGAACTGCTTTGCGGAAAGATCCTCACCAGCGGTGAACGTAGTCTTGACCGCAGCATTAGAGAACTCAAAAGCCATTACTAGGCTCCCTTCTCATTCAGGTAGTCGTTGTAAAGCGCAGGGTTTTCGATAGCCACCTGAGCCATAGCCTGCTCAACAGTTGCGGCCTTACCCTCACTCACCGCTGCTTTCGCGAGGGAAGTCATACGGTTAATAGCATCGCCGGAAGGAACGTAACCCTTGCCGACCTCCGTGAAAATGTCAGCGGACTCGTTCTGCGCGTCAGCAGCAGAAAGCGCATCCTCCACGGACTTCGCCAGATCAGCGTCAATCGCCGCGAGGCGACGCAGCGCAGGACCGACACGCTCCGGGTCAAGGTTCAGATGCTTAAACGTGTCACGCGCCTTAACAATCGCGTCAGCGTCGGCACGATCCTCGCGCTCCTTAGCAAGCGCACCCTCTGCCTCTGCCTTTGCCTTAACAAGTTCCTCCATAGCCTTGCGGATCGGCTCCGGGGCAGACTTCGCGAGCGCCACAACATCGTCTGCGCCCTCCTCCATCGGCTCCATATCGGAAGGCTCTGCGCCCTCCATCTCCGCGATACGCGCCTCAAGTTCAGCGATGCGCGCCATAGCCATAGCAAGTTCCTCTTCGATCTGCTTTGACTCAGGCTCCATGCCCTCTGCCTTGTCCTCTTCGGCAGACAGCAGAACCTCAGAGTCAGTCTCAGCGGTCACAACCTCTGTGGGGTCGTTAGCCATGCTCTCTCCTAACGGTTCGGGCAGAGCATCCATAACGTCTGCCACAGTTTGCGTATTGGAAGCCTTAATAACAAGCCACCCCTCATGCAAGTGGGCGGGATGATCCACGCCAGACGTTTCCTCAATAATGAGTTCCGTCATCTTTGGGGCTTTCCTAGCCAAGATTGCACCTCCAATATCCTTCACAATCATACCGGGGTTTTTAACCCCTAGGTCGTGGCAGGATTCCGGTGCTAATCCTCAGAGAAAATGGTGCCGCGCGTCGTGGTGGACGTAACACGATCCGCAGCGAACGAGGACGACGTAGCGTTAGATGCGTAGCCTAGGCGAACGTCGATATTGTCCTGATCATCCACCGCGAGAACACGCACATGACGGATGCGTCCCGCGTCCGTGAGTGTTTTAACGTGCGTGCCAGGTCGAATCGTCTTAGCCATAACGCCAGTTTAAAGCAATCCAAGCAACTCTAGGACTTCCAAGTCATCTTGTTCGCGTATACGCGCACGCCCCGACGCGCTGCCCGTCACGGGAACCGTCCCACTCGTGCCCCCGGCAGACCCAATCACGCCGCTAATGTGCGCGACTGATTGCGCGAGCCCGTCGATAAAGCCCGTAACGTCAATGATCGTGGTTGCGTCACCTGAGAATGACCAAACGTAGCCGCCGCTAGCAGGCAAATCGGGTGGGGCAGGTGGCGATACCGGGGTGATACCGCCCGTGCTGACGTTTCCGCTGATTGCGGGTGATCCGGTGACATTCCCACTAGAGATCGACGTTCCCACAACGAATCCGCTGTAGTTGTCGCTAGACGCAACACCGATAACGGTCCCGGTGCTGTTGTTTGCGCCTTCGACCGTGCCACTAATGCCCGGTGATCCCGCTGCTGCGCCCTGAACTGCCGCGCTACCTATGCTGCTGCCTATGTAGCCTGCTGATCCTGTGGCTGTGCCTGCCGCTGTTGCGGTTCCCGCGCTGTTTCCGGTAAGCCCTGGCGCGCCTGCGACCGTGCCGACAACCTGAGTCGCCGCCTGCACTACCCCGTTACTGCCCTCAGACCCGGCGACAGTTCCCGCCCCGGTTGCGCCCCCGCTGACTGACCCGGTGAGGGCTGGTGATCCCGCCGCTGCACCTACCGCCGCCGATGAACCGCCTGTAAGCCCCGTGAAGCCCACGGAACCCGTGCCGCTTCCGACTACCTGAACCGCGCCCGTTACCGCCCCGGTGAACCCGACAGACCCGGCAACAACCCCCACAACGCCCGACGCCCCCGCGACCGCTCCGCTAAACGCGACCGATCCCGTAACCGCCCCGGCAACCCCCGACACACCCGATACCGCGCCCGTGAACCCGGCGACACCCGCGACCGTTCCAGCCCCCGACGACACCCCGCTAACGGAACCAGCAAACCCCATATCGCCAGACGCAGAACCTACGTCCGACGACTCACCCGTGACGAACCCGGCATTAGCGCCGAATAGCGCAGCGCCGTCAGTAAAGTCACTCATCCCAACTTGCCCGACACTTCGCTATTGAGCGTCACAAACCGCGACAGAAACCCGATGACCGAATCATCCAACTTGCCGCGCTGCTCATTATCCAACGTCAGTAACGCCATAAGCGCACCCGTTAGGTAATGGATTCAGTAATGAGATTAGCCCCGATAGTGTACGTCCCTGCCGTCGCGAACGTTTGGTTAGTGTCCAACTGGCGCGAACCGTAGAACGTGCCGCTCGTGGAAGCGGACCAGTAACCCAAATGCGTGATAGTTGTGGAACCCGGAACATCGAAAACAACCTGCGCAGAGTTCTGCAACGACCCGCTAGCAGCGGAAGCCCACGACACAGCCTCGCGCGTGTACGGCGACGCCGAAACCTCATTAGCCCCGTTAGTTGACGGGTCAGCCGTATGCAACGACACATGCGTTACCGCGCCTGCGAAACCGTCAAGCATCTCATTTTTGCCAGCGTTAACAAGACCAGCCATTACTCATCCTCTTCGATAATGCGAGCAATGTTGCCATGCTCGTCCCGTTCGATACGGCGCACAACCCTAGCCCTACCCTGTTCCGGCATCATAACGTTAACGACAGGCTGTGTCTGCTGCATCGCCATAGCAACCGCGTCAGCAATCGACTTAGCCAATGATGGTTCCTGCGACAGTTCGATACCGTCCCGCGCTGCCTCTTCCGGCAGATCGGCTAGCACACGGTCAGAGAAACCGCCGATACTGTAACCGCGCAGTTCACCGTTAAGGATTTGCTGCCACGGCTCCTCATCCCAGATAACACCTAGGAACACGGTCCCTGCCGGGTAGGTGATCTTCCCGATGGACTCACCGTTACCGTTCAACATATCGACGGTCCACGGTTGCGGCATCGTCATCACTTCGACCCACTCACCCGCACGCACATCCCGGTCATGCTGCAAATAGATAGTGCGGTCACCCGCCTTGACCCATTCCCAAACTGCCTGCTGCAACTCCGTACTGTCAGTCCACTCCCCGTGCGCATCCATGAAGTCAGGAACATACAGCGGTCCCAACGTGAACCGCTTATACGCTTCCTTCCGCAGAAAACGCCCATCCCTACTGATCTGCTTAACAGCCGCTTTAGCGGATTCAGTAACGTTGCGCTCTGGGATGATCCAAAGTTTGCACACGCCCTCAGGCTCAACAGGCATGTTCAGAATCTCGCAGCCGCCGCCGCCCTTATAGAACACGCAGTTAGCGCAGTTAAGACCCTGATCGTTAAACACGTTGTCTGCTGCTGTGATGTAGTGCGCTCCGTCAGCGCCGACGCCACCATCAAACGCCCCGAACGTGTCAGCGATCCATTCAAACTTTTCGTACATCATCCGCTGACGCGGGTTCAACGCCATATCATCGGGGTCGTACTGCTTTTCCGCAGCATCCAAACCAGCGATAACGGAACGGGTCCATGCGACAGCGGGGTCACCCCCCCACGCATCCCACGCCACCCGGCCCGGTGACGGGAAACCGTCCTCCCCCGCAGAGAAACCTTCCGCGCTGCTGTCGCCCTCATGCCGCGCCAGGAAGGAAGCCATACGACGGATTGTTTCCTCACTCACCCCATCGCCGCGCGCCAGTTGAGCCGCACGCGCCCTACCCGTGTCCGTGAACCCCGAACCTGCGTGACCCTCCGCAATCCACTCAAGCGCCCTCTGAGCGGCTTCCTGCACGCCCTCAGGCGGGGTGAACGTCTGCTTCAGAACCTCAGGAATCTCCGCGTCAGGCTCATTGACCTTGCGCCACGCCGCGAGAACCTTCCGACGCACAGACGGCAAATCCTCTGCCGGAATCTGCACGCGATTGCCACGGAACCCACCCGGACCCAACGCTGCAAGCGCACGCCCAACCTGCGCCGCTGTCTCCCGCTCTTCCAGCGAATCCCACAAACGCAGTTTCCAAGTAGACGGCATTTCCCTATCGGGCGTGTAAGCGAACGCCTCAGGCGGGAAATCCTCCCCATCCTCACGCTTCGTCGCCTGCTTGTTCAGCGGCGTGATCGGCGTCAGCGTGGACATTTTGTGACCCACAAGAGTTTCCGTAGCCGCCCAACCCTGCGACCCCTGACGCCAAATACGAATCAGAACAGCCGGATCATCCTCCGTCGCGTTAATAGAGAACTCTGAGTCAGGCACACCCAACACGCCTTCACGCATAACGTGTTCGACCTGACCGCGCGCCCTGCCACCGGATGAGTTCCACGACACGAACGAACCTTCGCGGATCACCGAACGGAAAACGTGAATCTGACGCAGCCGCCTTTCCGCGTCCTCCATCGTCGGGTAGCAGCCGAAAGACTGAGAGCCGTCGTGCGAGTAGACGCAGTATTCGCCGTCCTCTTCACGGATGATCTTTTCGACTGACTCAATCGGGAGTTTCTGAATCTGCCCCGCCTGCGCAACGATCACATACCCGTCGCCCAGGATCGCTGCCTCACGGTCAGGGTAGGGAAGTCCCCGGAGTTCGGCTAGACGGTACGCGGCGAGTACGCCGGATGCGTCGTCGCGCTCTGCGACCATGCGCAACTGATCGTCTGTGAGCGCGTTAATTCTGTCTAGCAAGTCCATTCGCCCATTGTACGGGCGATAATGCTCGCGGTGCTGTCACCGCATGAGCGCGTTGCCGTCAGCCTGTGCCGCTGTCAGCGTGCCGTGAACCCCCAACGTCGCCCACCCATCGCGAGTGCGATGCAGCAGGTGGTACTCCCGCCCTTCGACGCGGCGAATCCAAAGCGTCGAATAGTCGTCGCTGAGTCTCCATGCCTTGCCCATCTTGCGCCACCTGTTCATGCCGTCCCCTCCTAGTATTCGTTAGCGAACTGCTTCGCGACCCACTCAAACGGGCCGGAAACAATCGCGTTGCCGTTAACCGCCATGACCCCGGTGCGCCCTGACTCTGACCGCATTAGCACCGCGTGACCCGTGCCATTGTGGATCGCCTTTTCGTCAACAACGGTCATGCCCGTCAGCCACGAGAACTTCGACTTCGTGGGTGCCCATCCCAGGATGCGCTTTGCGCACTCGCCGCCGACGCGGGAACCGTCGCTAAGGAAGGTGACCCAACGCAGCCCGGTCTTGCCGCACTCGCTGCACTCGCCCGTGCCCTCGTGATCTTCGACTTTCCAGACCGTGAGTTTCGCTGCTGTCGTTGTCATGGCTCAAGTAAAGCAGCCTGACGCTGTAGGTGCAAGCCCAAACAGGCAATGTCCCAAAATGTCCGATTCGGAAAATAGTTGGCGGTTCCTGCTTGCATGTACAGCCTGAACCTGCTTAACTAGGGCTGTGCCCAACACCGGGCCACCGAACAGGGGGTAACACAATGAAGGTGCGAATCTCATTCACAGTAGAGATCGACCCCGCAAAGTGGGAAGAGTTGTACGGCACTAGCCGCGAGAACATTCGCGGCGATGTGCAGCAGTACGCGGCGTCCATCGTGTACGCGCAGTTCGATGAGAACGGGGTGACGGCATGAGGACGCGCTGGAACATGCTCCAAGACGGACTAGCAGCCGCAGGCATCCCGACAGAAATCAGCCGCCGGGGTCAGAGCGGAAGCGAGTTCATCGAAATCGCGCTAGGCGACAGCAAGTGGCTTTCCATCCATGAGCGTTACGCCTACGGCAAGTGGGCAGGATGGGTTGCATCCGTCATCGACCGTGAGGGTTTCGGGCGCGACATTCTGCGTCAAGGAAAGACCGTCGATTCAGTCGTCACGGTGGTTCGGGCGCAGTTCGATGAGAACGGAGTCACGGCATGACAACCACGACCGTTACCGAATGGGCGACACACCCCATCTTGGAACTCAACGACTACCTGAAGCCCGGACGCACCGCGTTCTCCGACGAATACCACAACAGCCCCAACGCAGAGGAACACAACTGCTGCATCGTGTGCGGTCGTAAGACCCGCGACAACAAGGGCATCACGCTCCTGTTGGGGTTGGGTGGCACCGGACTGATCCACCCCGACGATGAGGCAGCGGCAGAGGGCAACGATATGGGTTACATGGGGGTTTGGATGGTTGGGCCGGATTGTGGCGCTAACGTTCCGATGGGGTACCGCTGCGAGGCTTTGGGGGTGACAGCATGAACTTTTTCCAGACCATCAAAGCAGGCGACCGCACCTATGTTCGCGCCTACACGACAGACAGCGGCTACATGCGCTGGTACTACATGCCCTACGGCGTGTGGCAGATGGTGCAGCGGGGCGACTGGCCCACGGATTCCTATGAGGTCACGCGATGAGTGAGTGCCATAACTGCGGGAAGAGTCAAGAGTGGGACGCGGAAGATACGGGGCTCTGCTGCGCCTGTCCCTCGTGTGAGGGGTGTCCGGGGATCGCTACTACCGTGAGTGATGACGGGCGCGCGCTATGCGCTAACTGCTACCAGGGGGCGATCTAATGGCTAGACGCGGCAAGGCTTACAAAGACCCACAAGAGGCACGCGGCATGTGCTGCATAAACGCCACAGAGTTCTCGTCCTCCATGCGCGGTTGGGGGCTAGTGCGGGTCACGGGGCTGACCTACCCCGGCAGGGAGCATTGGGGCAGCCTGTTCGTGCTGTCCGATGACCTGTCGGATTCGATGGTGCGGGATGGGACGATGCGGCAGTTTGACCCGTCAGCGGCGGCACCGTGGAAGGGCAGCCTTGACGATTGGTTGGACCGGATGAGTGAACTGCTTAACGATCACCTGTTCTATGAGTGCTTCGCTGACCCGGTGACCCGCGATTCGATCTATTCGGACAGTCTGGTTCGGGAGGATATTGAGCCGGGTCCGATGCTTAACCCACTTCCCACGACAGCCTGAACCTGCTACACTCAAACCATCACGCCCCACGGGGCCAAACAGAGGGGAACCACAATGAACACCGAACAAGCCGCCACACTCACCGAACAGATTGGTCGCATGACCATCTTCGCGATCAGCGGCGGTCGCGTCCGACTCACAGACGGCACACTCGTTCTACCCGTCGCCAGCGGCTACACCGTCGAAATCGACTACAGCGAGGGAACAGACACCTACACCGTGCGCCGCGTCTTTAACCGCGCAGGCAAGCGATGGATCAAAGGCGAGATCACTAACGTCTACTGCGATCAGGTAGGCGAACTCGCGTACCGCGCCCACGCTTTCCGGTCCTACGAATTCGGAGAGGCGGTGACGGCATGAGTAGCGTCGGCACCCCGGAATGGGACAGACTCGTTAACGAATACCTGGCGTCATTGGAAGGTAAGACCCCGGCGCAACTCATGCACGCTTCCTGCGATCACGCCTACGGCTACTGCGCTCACACACCTGACAACGCGTTTAAGGCGGTGACGGCATGACCGCCACGATCAAGCGCGGCACCCGCTTCACCCTCCCAAAATGGCGCATGGGTCGCCGGGCCAATTGCGTACAGTACGCAACCGTTACCCGTGTCGTGCGGGGAACCGTCTACTACAGGATAGATACAGACCGCGCTAGTGCCCCGTCACACACCGTCAGCCTTGCGCTGTTGCAGCAGTACGCGGAGGTAACACGATGACCGCGCGGCACCTGATTGGGGGACCGGGATGGGCAACCTACTGCGGACTCACCGGAATGAAAGACCCCGCCACCATCACAGGATTCCCTAGTTCAGTCACCTGCGCTGCTTGCCTAGAGTCTGCGAGAGTTCAGGGGCACATCCCATGAGCGGCACGACCATCACCCTGCACATCACCATGAACCCCGACGCCGTACACACACACGCCGCGATCCTGAACCTGCTACGCGACGGGGCACGCCCATCACAGATCAGCATGAAGCGGTTGCGCGATATGGCGGGACGCTACTGGTACTGGTACGGCGAGCAAGTTAACGACCTGCACGATGTGAGCATGACCCCGGTAACGCAGCGTGAGAGCAAGGCAATCAGCAAAGTGCTAACGCGACTGTTCGGGGATGACAGCGGTTGGGTCCACTATGAGGATTACGACGACGACTGACCGCGCCCTAGTCTGGTTTGGCCCGTCCTCACTTCCCCGGAGGGCGGGTCACTCCATTTCCCGCGCAGCAACAACATCCCCGTAGTTAACTTCCAGAACCTCAGGCGGCAACTGGTCAAACTCCATCGAAAGCCACGACCTGTACGGCTCAGGCATCCGATCTATCGACCCCGCTTCACGCGCCGCCGTAATGATCTGTTCCTGCACTTCGATGTTTAGCCAATCTTTGATGCGCCCCACGGCTGCATCCAACTGCGCGAACTTAATAATCCTGTCCATTTGTTACCCCTTTATTTGCCTACGTCGTTGTATGCGGGGTCGCGGTCCCTCGTTGTGCGCCTGACAACGAGAGCGCCCCGGTTTAACACATTGTAGTAGGTGGCTTCGATGGGGCTTCCCCCGATCACCGGGTTTGGGATTCGGATTGCGTCGTATCCGTTTGCTACTGCCCATCGCCCTACGTCCATGAGCCCATACAGACGATCATCTGTTTTTTTATTCGGTGCCGTGTAGCCATGCCCTGTCGCATCGAAATACTTTTTGCGCTCCGAATACGGCGTCGCTTCCTGCATCATCCTGTACGCGTCGTCATAGTCAATCACCTTCGCGTCAGGCTTAAGCAACGAATCCACAATCGTGCCGTGAGCGCGGGGCGAACCGTCAGCGGCGTAACGGGAGAACCATTGCATGACTTCCTCGTCTGGCGTCATGTAGGTGCCGTTACCAAAGATGCCGCGACCCGCGAACAGTTCACCGTCTTTAAAGTTCTCCGCGAACCACTCCACGTTAACGGACTCATCGTTAGACAAGCCACGCCCCATGTAGGTATAGGCGTCATCGTCGCGCAACGCATCGAACGCCGCATCGTCAACAAGCGTGGGCTTCGCGTCAAACCCTTGATCCTTGAGCATGGATTTAAGGATCGTGTCCTCCGGGTTACTACTTCCCGCCTTTTTGTAACGGTCCACCTTGTCAATGAAGTACGCGTACTCGTCAGCGGCGAAATAGTCGAACCCATGCCGTGCGGCGTTAGTCGGCGCGACAGACGGCAACTGCACAGACGGCAACGGCTGCGCACCCGGAGTCGGAACAGTCGGCAACAAATCACCCGACAACAAATCACCAATCAGCGAATCCAACTCAGCACCCGACATACCCGCAAGATCAGCAGGCACCGGGTCAGGAATCAGCAGCACATCGCAACGGCAGTTCGGGTGCGCGGGAGGCTCACCGATGGGGAACTGCCCCTTAACATCCACACGCGTCCCGTTAAAAGGCATACAGATATCGCACGCGTCAGACTCCGCAATCCATTCCTTTTTCGATGTGGGACTGATCCAACCCCCGGTCAATCCCTGATCCCACGCCGCCTGCCTGCCTTGACTGTTCGCGCGCATGATCTCAGTACGCGCAATCGTCATAGAACGGTAGCGGTGTATCTGCTGCTGGTACTTCCCCGTGGGACCGTTAGCGGCTGCCATAGCCTGTTCCAGCGTCATCCCCGCAGCGAGCCCCTGCGATACCTGACGGCTGTGGAAGTTCGACACCCAACCTGCCTGCTGACTGGTTAGCCCAACGCTCTGCTGAATCCTCCGCGCCGTATCCTGCGGGGACAACCCCTGTTCCTGCCCAAACACGATAACGTCACGGATCGTCTGCCGCTGACCCTCCGTGATCTCCCGCACGAGATTCGCTGACTCCGTGCGCGCCCACGCCGCCGACTCAGGACGGTCCCGGTCAAACGCGAAATTCAGCGTCGCCTTTTGCACAGCAGGCAACTGCACCCGCGAACCCGCATCCAACGCTTCCGCAAGCAACTCCGCTTCCAACGCGCGCTGCAACTCATACCACGGGTCCACCGTGACAAGATCAGCCACAGCACCTTCCGGCTTATGCGCTACAGCGTCAGCGATACGCGTCAACTGCGACTGAGCCTGCCGCGCGACAGCCTGCATCGCCTCATCCAACAAGCGAATAACGCGACGTTCACTCGCGGTCAACTCGCCCTGAGGTTTCAGCGCAGGCGACTGACGGCGACGCGCCTTAAACCGCAACACGGCAACAGCCTAAACGAGAGGCTGCGAATCAGGAAGATCACCCAACTGGCGCAAATGCTCTTCCAACTGCGGGTCAGGCATGATCGCACCCACCCCGACCAGTTTCGAAACGTAATCGGCAACGTCGCTCAGTTCCACGCTACTGACCTGACCGTAAGTGAGATAAGGCAACTTATCGGTACGCATCGCATTAAGCGTTAGCAGGCGGGGGATCGCGTACTGGTTCACGACCTCCGCGATGGTCTTAGCGATGCTGTCTACTGCGAGGGTCCATAGGTCAATCTTCGCCGTACCCAACGCGAACGACCCAACCCGGTCACTACCTAGCAGCAGGAAGTCAGACAGCAGCGACATAGCAATGCGCTGATCGTAACGCTGAATAACGGCACCCGTGTCGAACTGCCTACCCCCGCTAGCGGACAGCAGTTGCAGATCGAACACCCGGTTACCTTGCTCATCGTAAGCGGCGGGGAAAACGATGCCCTCTTGCTCGTTGCGCTTAACGTTCTGCACGATATCCGTGATCGCTTGCAGCACAGCCTTTTGCGCGGGGTTCGCCGTGTTCATCAAATACTCAGGTGGCACAAACGCCATAGGCAAACCTGCTAGGTCACGCTCAATGCCGACCGCTTCGATCTCTTCGATACGCCGTTTGTAGAACCACGGACGGTATGCGTTACGCAGCAGCGAATAGCCCTCAGGGTTATTGCGGTTCGTCGTCGTGCGGAACAGCAACGCCTTTTCGATAGGGATACGGTGCAACCCGCCACCGGACGGGTCGATCTGCACCATCCCCTGAATACCGCCACGCTCGTCAATCATCCACTCTTGCAAAGTCTCCTGCGCGCGCACGGGCCACTTGCGCCACCCGATGCGGTGATCCTTAAACCGCGAGTTCGTGCGCGGATCATCCGTTAACCCGCCCCGGATTTTGTACACGATCTCGTGGAAAGACCATCCGTAAACAAGCATCGACAGGATGTTCTGTAGCGTCGCATCCCACGAGTCCGACATATCATCTAGGCACTCTTGCACGAACACGGCAGTACGTTCGTCGTCACCTTCCACATGCCACTCAAGGCGGGTAATCACCTTGTCAATGGCGTACAGCATCGCCCCGATAACGGGATCGTTGTCCCGCATTTCACGGTAGACCTTAAAGCCCTTGACGCCTTGCAGGTTCGCAAGGAACTCTTCCGTAATGGTTCCACCGGATCGGCGCAGACCACTAGACCCTAGTTCGATGAACTCATCCTTATGCGACCCGACGTTATCGTTTGGCATCTGCGTTCATCCTCTGCGCTGTCAGAAAAATTGCCTGAGCCTCCGTGAATCCTGCCTCACGAAACGCTAGGTACAGTTCGTGGACTGACACCGCGTAAGCCGTGAGGGGACTCATCATTCTGTTAGTTTACCGCGAGCGGTGGGGATTCTACGCCCATCGCTGTCAGGTTCTACACGCTCACCGTTACGCCACGCCTTGCCTGCCGCTACACCGTCGTAAAAGGATTTCCGTGGGCGCACGAATTCGTCGCACTCTCGCACTACCGGGCATCGGTCGCAGTAGCGCAGAGCCATGAACACGAATGGTCCGTCTGTGAAGTTGAAAATATAGGGGTCTGCTTCCCGGCAGGCGGCTTGTTCTATGAGCCGGATGCGTGCTGCCTTTATCGCCACTATGCCACCACTACCCGTGCCCGGTCCTGTTGCGCCTGCGAGAACGTGCGACCCGCTAGACCCTTACGGAAGTGGGGGATGTTGTTTTGTGGGATGCCGATGCGGTTGCTAGGAGCGAGAACACACAGCAGGTCGCTCGCGTGCTGACTGAAATAACCCGCATCCGTTAACGCCTGTTCGTCAGGGAACACATCTGCGTGCCTATCCGTGGCCCTGTCAATCAGATGATCCTGCCGCCCACCCATGCTGTAACAGGTAAGGAAGTTACTTGCCGGGTTCAGTCCCGCATCCTTCACCATCGCGACCTCTTTCGTGTACGCATAGAACAGGATGTGCGGGTTGCGCTTCGCGATTTGCCTCCACCCGTTCAGGTAGTCGCGGGAGAAAAAGTCCCCGGAGTCATGGATACGCACAGCCGCCCCACCCACCATGAGCCAATGCTTCGCCCACGGGGACAGGTGCCCGGTGTCGTCTAGCCCCGGTATCACTCGCGGCACACCCGTCTGCGTGAATCGCTTATGCCGTAACTCATCCATGAGGATGTTCACCCAATCAGGGTTATCACGCACAAGCAGCAGATTAGACAGATGCTTACCGCGCACCTTGGGGAACAGATATGTTCCGTTACGGGCGTAGCAGAACTTCGCGCACGCACCCGCATTAGGGCACACGTTAAAATGCGAACCGTCTGGTAACTCAACTACCCACGCCGGAAGCGTAAAGTTCCACACACCATCACGGCGCATTTCCCTGTTCTGCGTGAAGTAAGGCACGCGCGTAAGTCTGTCAGTCAGGACACCGGACGCAACGCAGACACGCCTGTATGCACCCGCAATTGACGTTCCACCATCACATGAATCAGGCCACGCTCTAACACGCCTTCCAACGTATCCAAGTCGGCTTGTTTCATTTCTCCGACTACCCGGATGAGGCGGTCAAGGTCACGGCTCAGGGACGCGATCTCAGTCATCGTCCTCATCGTCATCGTCATAGGTGTAGGCGATTTCTGACGGGGCCGCATCCAACATGCCGTTAATCTTCCAGTAGGGCATACCTGTTGTGGCGAACGCGTGCAGGTCAGGTATCCCCTTAGAGTCCACGAACTCAGCGATCACAACCCACCCGGTGATGATTGCGGGGTCTTCGTATACGTCGCGGAGGTAGGCGAGTACGGCGGCTTCGATCTGATCCTCTGTTTTGACCGATGCTGTTTCGCTCATGGGGTGTGGCCCTTCGGTCTGCATGTTTCTAGGATACTGCCGCCCCTGTGCCCTTTTTTAACGCGTCCGGTTAGTTGGTTTTAACGTGTGGTGGGGTGGCGGGGAGGGGAGTTGAGAGAGGGGCGCACTCGCGTCCCGCTCCCCGCCTGTGTGGGGCGCGCGTCATCCCACGTTCTGTGCAGCGCACTCGCCGCGTCTGTGGCGTCGTACGCTTGCTACGCCTACATCATAGCCGCTATCTGTTAGTGCTTTTGTGATCATGGTGGCTGTCATGCGGCGATCATTCATGGCTGCGTTTAACGCTTCCTTGTCGGCGTTAGGCAGGTCTGTTATTACGTCGCATAGGTGGCATGAGGGTCCACCTTTGTTTGGTATGGCTGCTGATAGTGCGTCTGCGAGTGACGGCATCGGGGTTACCCCTTTGTGAGTCGGGTGATCCTGTCTCGCAGTTTACGGATGAACGTTGGGTATCCGGCGATGGACTCGCCAGCCTCTTTGCGGTCTTGTGCCGCTGTCTGTGTGCGTGCGAGTTGTCTGCGGGTGGCGCGGAGTTTCGGTGACTCTGTGCCCTTGCGGAGTTCACCGATGATGCGCTTAACGGTTGCGCGTTCGTCGGCAAGGTCTAAGCCGTCGATATCGTTTTTGCGACCGTAGGTAGTGAACTTGCCGTTACCGTCGATCAGTCCGTTCGTCCAATCCAAGTGCCGGAGCAATCCGGGCTTAGGGTCAATGTTGTAGGCCAGCATGATCGCGGCTGTTCCCCTGCGCAGGGAGTTAAGTTGCGCCTGCTTTTTGCGACCCTTCCACGACTCGTTATAGGTGTGGTCTGTTTCGATGCCTAGGCTCACCGCGTTCATCCCATCTTTCGGAACGCTCCAAGTGTTGCCGCCCTTGCGCGGGTCGTAACCCCCGGTGCCTGCATGGTTCGACAAACCAGCGGCGATCAAATGCCAAGTCCCCGATGCGTGCTTACCGTTGCACCCGGAGCAAACCCATATCGCGCCTGCCGGGGCAATGTCCATGTATTTCATCCACTCAAGCGCACCGGGCGAATCCTGATTCGCGGGGCTAGCGTCGTGATGCCAGAGAATGTAACGGAACTGCCTGTAGCCTTGACCGTTAAACCCGACCTGCTTCCACGACTTACCCGCATACGGGCCACGGTTGTAAGACTCTTCGATAACGGGAACGTTAGCCTTGCGCAAAATGTCGGCAAGGTCTTTAAGCCATATGCCGCTCACGGCTCATCCCGCACAGACTTAGGCAGCAGAGTCGGATCGTCGCTCTTCGTGATCTCACTAGACACAATCGACGTTGCGTAGGACAGGACAGCGCCACCCAACGCAAGCCCAATGATGGACTGTAGATCAGCCGTGAACAGGTTAAACGCGTTGCCTGCACCGATAGTGAGGACGATCTGCGCAGCCGTCTTAGCGGCCCTCTCTGTGGCGAGCATCCACCACTTACCGCTCCACATAATCTTCGCCCTCCAAGCCGTAATCTGTTATCTCAGGTTCGCCGCTCAGGTATGCGGCGTCTGTCTGATAGTTTCTCACATCCTCATACGCGGCACCCCCGACATATGCCGCGACAACAGCGCCGATCAAACCAAACCCACCCAACGCTAACGTTTGTGCGAGTGATGTGTCATCCCACCGGAACGCCACATAGACGATGATTGCGACACCGAAAACCATGCTCCCGAATACTGCGCGCCTGCGCAGTTTCCACGACGGCTTTTTAGAGGGAGTCAAGTTCGTCATCCAAACGAGTTATTTCCCCTTCGATACGCGCGATGCGTTCCCCTAACGTGTCTACCTTCGTGTGCAGTTCACCCAAAGACTTCCCGCCGTTACGGGGCGTGCGCTCATCTATGTAACGCTCAAGTGGTTTGACGATAAAAAACTTGCCCACAGCCGTTAGCGCGGCGATGAGTGCGACAAGGAACGCGAGAACTATTGCGGCATCCCTGACAATCGCCACCCAATCCGGCGTTTCGTATGGCATGTTTCCTCCGTGCGGGTGGCATCATTCAGTTATCACGCTTCGCACCATTAGGATACCGGATATGCGTAAGGGTTCACGCAAACTAATGACACACACAAGTGGTAGCAGCGCGCCGAAAGACCGCCCCGACTACAGACACACCCTGGACACAGAGGACCGGGGGATGCTTGTGCTGTGGGCGCAGTCACGGCTAGCGCAACACGGAGTGTACGACGGTCCACTAGATGGGCGTTATCGTCACGCGGTGGCTTTAGCGGTGCGCCAGTTTCAGGATAGTAAGGGGATCAATGTGACCGGGGTTATCGACCGCAAAACGTGGGACGCGCTGTGAGCATCGGCCTAGTAGCCGTCGCTTACGGAGATAAGTACCGTGCGTTCCTGCCTAGGTGGATGCGTGCCGTCACCATGCTAGAGCGGCAACCCGACCGGGTAATGATCGTGACCGATGATGTGCCGTCAGCAATAGCCACGCTAGGAGATGTGTACCTATCTAGCGTCGTGTTTAAGCAGGCACATGGAACATTCGTTAATCACCCTCAGGTGTTAGTGAATGAGGCTATCGCTTCCGTTAACACGGAGTGGGTGTGCAAGATGGACATAGATGATGTGATTTTTCCGCACGCGCTCAACAACCTAGACCGCACGGACGCGGATGTTTACATGTTCGGTATCCAATTGTCGGGGCAATGGTTGCCAGCGCGTCACGCAACCCGCGCCGACATACTCAAATCCCCACACAACCTAGTGTTCTCTGGTTCTCCGTTCCGGCGTTGGGTCTGGGAGCGGTCACCATACCGGGATATGGTCTGTGAAGATTGGATGTTTTGGATCGACGCCGCCAGAAACGGGGCGCGCTTCCACGCATCCCCCGATATCGACTATGAGTACGTCATCCACGGAGACAACATCACACTACACACGGATATGGAAGCAGCAGAACGCAACGTTAGGGGTATGCGGTGATCGTAGGCATCACAGGCGGTAACGGATTCATTGGCAGTTGGATTCAGGACGAATTGCATAGGCGCGGTCACAAGGCGCTGATCTTGGATCACAAGTCCCGTGGCGTTAACACTCTGTTGGGTGATGTGCGCGACGAAACAATCGTGCATGAACTCGCAGCGCATGTAGACGGCATCATTCATCTAGCGGCTGTGTTGGGTACTGCGGAGACTATCGACAACCCGCGACCCGCAGCAGAGACAAACATCATCGGCACCCTTAACGTTTTTGAGGCCGCTAGCCGTTACAACCTGCCCGTGGTGTTCGCAGCGGTAGGGAACTCAGGTATTGGGCGCGGCACCTACTGTCTTACTAAGGCGTGCGGGGAAGAGTTCGTGAAGATGTACCGGGAGGATCGGGGGCTGCGCGTTACAGCGGTGCGCCCGATGAACGCTTACGGGCCACGCCAGTCGGCACCCGCCCCCTACGGTCCTAGCAAGGTACGCAAGATCGTGCCCTCGTTTGTATGCTCCGCGCTCTCAGGTGACCCTATGCGGCTCTACGGAGGCGGTACGCAGTACAGCGACACCGTATGGGTAGGTGATGTGGCAGCCGTGTTCGTGTCGGCTCTGGAAGCCGCTAGCGACGATGTAGTGCCTGCGCATCCGATTGACGTAGGCAACCGTGAACCGTTACGCGTGTTGGATGTGGCGCACGCGGTACAGCGTTTCATCCCCACAGCCGTTATCGAATCTGTGCCGATGCGTGCCGGGGAACCGGAAGGCGGTCCCTTGTCTACCCCGCAGCGGGTCAAGGTCGTGCAGGATGCCGTGATGGAAGCGATGCCTGCGCTAGATAGCATCGCCGTGAACCGTGCCGTCAAGCAGTTGGGCACAGTCGTATCCGCAAATGTGGAGACTCTGCATCTGATCGGTGTGACGCCGGATGCGTTTATGCCGCTCGCGGAAGGCATCGAACGTACCGTTAACTGGTTCCGTGAGAATGAGGGCGTCACATGGCGATCCCCAAACTGATACACCGCGCATGGTTTGGGCCACGCGAAATGCCCAACGAGTACATTCAGTACGGGGAGCGGTGGAAGGAACTGAACCCCGAATGGCGCGTGATCGAATGGGGTTACGACAACCGCCCACCACTCATTAACGAATCGTTGTTCGTGAACTGCGGTATGGAGTGGACGCCCATCGCGGGAGCGGCAAAAACAACCAGCATCATTCAGGTAGCGCAAGCAGACTTGTTGGGCTATGAACTGCTTTACCGTTATGGCGGTTTGTATGTGAACACGGATATGGAACCTCTACGCCCCATCCCCGATGAGTTCACACAGATGGACATACTGTTAGCGAATGAGATTGACGATTGGCTGATCTCTAACGCTTGGATGATGAGCGCCCCGCAGCAGCCGCTTATCCGCGCGGTCATTGACGCTATCCCCGGCAACATCGCTACAGAGACACGCAGCATTGACTGGCAAACCGGACCCAAACTGTTGACCCGGATTAAGGAACAACAGTACCCGGACACACCTGTGCTGCCTGCTAGGTTCTGTAACCCGTGGACTGATACGCCGTGGGGTGAGCCGCATCCCGATAGTTTGTGTGCGCATCATTGGGGGCATAAGCACCCCGATCATCTACTTTGGGGCTGACGGGCCGTTCCCGACTGGGCGGCGATCCCACCTCACGCGAATGTGGGGGTTCTGGTACTGGTTCGCAGGCCAGATGCCGAACGGCTTGCCCTCCCGCCAGAGTAGGTACGGCAGGCTGACCTGATCCTGGCATGACCAGCGGGACTGTTCTGCTAGCCACGCATCCCCGAACGCCTTAGCCTCATCCGTGAACCGCCACCCGATCATGCCGCACGCGAACAGCCCCCACTTATCGGGCATCCCATCAGCAGCGTAGGCATCTATCTGACCGCGCATATCGTAACGGGAGTATTTGGGCCAGTCCCAACAGACCGCCGCCTCATCCCGGTAACACGTTCGACCTTCCGGATGTGACCAAACGACAAGATCGTGCGCCGTCAGCATCGGCTCTACCCATGTCCGTAGGTCAGGTGACGTTACTTCGATGCTTGCGTCTAGGAAGATAGCCGCATCACAATCCGTGTAACGCCACGGCTGCATCTTCGCACGCTTACCATCCAAACGCGGATCATCCGATAGCGGTTCCACTATGGTGCGCCACCCGTCATGCATACCGTCTGCCGAATCGGTTACGCACACGGCGTCATCGAAACCATCGGGCGGTGCGGAGAGTGGATCGTATGCGCCGAACAACGCGGTAACGACGGCGATGCGCATCAGTCTGTGAAGTACCAATGATCCGGGCGCACAAAGTGGAAGAAGATCATTTCGACCATGTTCCCCGGCTTAAACGCGGGACGCCAATGCTCTTGATCCTCACCCATAAACACGAGTGACTGATTCTCTTGCAGGATGTATTCCTTGCCTTCGACGTAGAGAGGCCACGGCTCGTGCTGTTGCACACAATAATCGACCGTGAACGTGCAAGCGTTAGAATCCTTGTGTGCGGGTAGGCGCGAATCTACGCTGCGATAGTCAGCCCAACAGTTGTACGACGGGAGGATGCTGTCATCTTGGAATACCTTGCGCACTAGCGGAAGCAGATGCTCCGAGTAGGCGTAGAGCCTTGGACTGTTAGAGATGTGTCGGCCCATCTCAGGATCGGGACTTATGTCTCCGCGCCTCTTTAGTAGATCGCAATCCCTAAGTAGACGCTCACGCGAGTCAGGCGGGAATGTTTCTCGCAGAATGAAAGGCTCCATCACTTCACCGTCCAAAACGCCGCAGAGTATTTGACCCCGCTAGTTGGGGGATGTGCCGCGTGAGAATAAGCATAGTTTGACGGGAAGATCACCAGCCGTCCCGCCTTCGGGTACACGGAAACATTCTGGTAGATGAACTCCGTTTGCCCGCCTTCCTCAACATTATTTAGATAAACAAGCGCAGAGATAATGCGGCTTTGACCAATCCCATCATCGGCATGAGCAACATAGTATTCCCCAGGCTCATACCGATTGACATTCACGTTCTCCATGCCCATAAAGGTAACGTCATAGCGTTTAGCGTAATCATCCAAATAGTTCCAAACGGTCCCTGCAAACTTTCGCAGAACATCGGGGCACGTGAAGGCAAGCGGATCAAAGAAGGTAACCTTATTGTTACGCTTCTCAAGTATCGCCTCACCCTCCCCCACGCCGATACGCGCTGGATTCCATGAATCTTTACGCTTTAGATAGGCAGTTATCTCCTCGGTGTTCGAGATAGCATCATCAAACACTTCGATGACACCGGCGAGCAGATTATCTCTATTCCTAAGCCTCATAACCCCTCTTTTGATCGGCTTAGATGGATACTACTCCCCCGTTGGGGGAATCGGTGGATTTGGGTCTACCCACGACCAAACATTCGGATCATCGTCAAAGTACCAGTCGTCGGGAAACCACTCTTTAGGCGCAGCGAATAGCCCGACTGATTCGTCTAGTAAGTACCCAGGGGAGGCTCTGCCCGGTCCATCAGGCGACAGAACATAACGCAAGTTAGGATCATCGCTAGGATTCTCCGAAATCCATTCATCCGTAGCGACTTGCACCATGACGCAAGCATTACCTCCATCGACTAATGCCCATAGGCGTTCCTTACCCATTAGCCTTCACCACCACGATACCGTTGCCACCTACACCCGTTTGGGCAGCGGGTGCCCACCCGTTAGCGCCGTAACCTGGACCGCCTAGGGGTGCTGCTACGTTGTATCCGGAGGTCCCGCCAGGAGAAACCCAAATCCCAAACGCAAGGCTTCCCGAACCCCCGGCTGCTTGCTGGGTGGTGCCAGGTCCAACCATGTTTTCGCCTGCCGATGCCACGCCGCCGCCGCCCCCGCCCTTAACGAAGACAGTTGGAGAAGTAGTCCGCGTTGCGCCAGTACCCCCGGGGAAGCCTTGTCCTGAGATTCCTGCACCCCCAGCGCCGGTAGGACCACAACCTCCGCTACCAGCGCCTCCCGACCGCCCGTTAACGGACGGTGCCCCGGGACTAATAACCATCCCACCGCCACCCGTGCTTGTTGTCGGACCAAAGGATGAGTTTGATCCGTCGCCATTTAGACCCGACCCACCCGCACCGACCGTAACCGCAACAGAACCAGTAGTAGGAATAGCATTAACGCGTTGCGCGCCACCTGCCCCGGCTCCTGACTCCCTTTCAGTCATTGTTGGACCCGTACGCCCTCCACCACCACCAGCAACTACCAGTACATCAGCCGTTGTAGACCAAGGTGGAGGCGTGTAGGTTCCATTGCCAGTAAATACCTGAAATGGATAGTAGGTGGATGCGGTAACGGATGCGGTAGACCATACGCCTGCTGCGTTAGCGGCAACCGCCACAATGTTAAGAGAAGTACCAAGATTGACAAGGCTACTCGCAATACTGGCCCCCGACAATGTGGACGCTGCCGCGCCGACATTCTGAAACTTACCAGTATTGGTATTAAATACACCGATAGATGCTGTGCCCCCGTCGAAGGTAGTAGTGATGTCGCCGCCGCCGATTTCCTTCCAACTCCACGCACTCACGATGGGAGGATTAAGCAACGTATCAGATACTCCCTTAACCTCTTGCAGTAGAACGGTGAACGGGAATGTCCCTGTGGTGATATTTAGTGATGCCGCATCCACGGGGAGAGTGAAAAATCCTGCGCCAGCAGTAATTGTTGCCCCATAAAGGCGCCCATCTACATCCACGAACCGCCATTCGGTATCTGTGTATGAGGTAGATCCAGAAGTCTGAATCTGGTAGAAGCCTGCGCCTAATGTGTTAGGCAGCGCGGTGACCCCACTAGCGGCGACTTGCAGATAGGCAGCATCGCCACCCGAAGACGGTGTTTTCCAAGCGATCCCTACGCTAGCGGTGCCGTCAATTGACAAGACTTGACCGTCAACGCCAGGTTGTAGTGCGACAACTGATCCCGCCCCGGCGCTTACGAATACTTGCGCTGACGCCGTAGTCAGATTCCGAAGGTCCGACGACTCTACTGCTACCTCTACCCATGCCGCCCCGTTGTAGAACTCCAGACGATTCACGTCATCCAGGTAGGTAGTCATGCCCTCAGTCGGCACCGTGATGCTAGCCGCGCGCGCCGCACTCCCAGAGAACCGCATAACTGCCTGGTCCATCAAGTAGTCATTGACCTGGGCAGCGGTCAGTACCTCACCCGCGATAAAGGTCTTCTTGCCTGCGCCTGCCATAAGTCCCTACCTCCGTGGATCAGTCGTCATAGTTTATCGTCATTCAGGACACCCCACACAAGCGAATCCAGCACGAACGCGGGATCGGTCTGTGACAGGTCGAACGTCATGCGATGCTGAGAAACGCCGATGCTGTGTTCGATAGCGTCAATGATGAGCGCCTGCGAGATCGGATCACCGATACCGTTAGGTGTGAGCGTGACCGTTACAACGTCGCCTAGTTCTAGGTCTAGCAGCGACGACACCTGACCATCCGTTATTGCGCGGAGGTCTACCCCGATCCTCGTGATACGCAACGTCGGCTGCGCGTAACGCTCCACGAGTAGCGTCGCCAGATCGGTCGCCTGTGTATCGTCGGCAAGTAGCGAATCTGAAATGTCGAACGTGATAGCCCCGTATTCGTTAATTGAATCGGTGTCGTCCACCGTGATAAGCGACTCGCCAGGACGGTTAATCGCCACACGATTTTTAATCTGCTCCGTACCGTAGGCAACCTGAATATCCGTGAACGGGATACCGCCATTATCGGAGAACTGCACCGCCGTATAGGTGCGGTCAGATGTGCGTTCGTTAAAGTTCAGCACCCC